TAAATATAAGGGCGGACGCGACGAACCTCTCCAAACTTCATAGAAGTCCACATCTGATCATATTTGTTCAATACCTGCTTTTGACTTCCCTCTGCTTGAATGTGTAAAACTGGTTCTCCATTTAATGCTGCTGCAAGTCCATGATATCTTAGAACGGTACTTTTCCCCACCCCGGAACGCATAATCCATAAAACAGTATCGGTAATCTCTCCACCGCCTTCTGTAAAGTCATCCAGAGCATCTATGCCAAACAGAACACGAGAATTATTCTTCTCAGAAGAACTTTCCTCAATATTCTCTTTTATGTTCTCATGAAAATCTGCAAAAACCTTTTTAAACTTACCGCCCTTTTGCCTGAGCGAAATATTTAAAATTCGTTGGCTTTCCTCGAAATTTACTTGAATTGCTTCTGCCTTTTTACCCTCTTGGAATAAATCGTACACACGTTTGCTCAGAATCGTAAACTCGCTGTCTCGTATGTACTCTTCCAATTGGTTAATAATCAGCTCATAATCAACCGCATTTGCATCCTTAATCTCATTAATGGTCTTTTGGACCTGCTCATTAATAGCATACTTCTGAGCAATTACCCCCAAAGAAGGAAGTTTGCCAGTTGATTGGAACTGCTCTAAACAGTCTCGCAAAACAACTTTATACCCTATCTCTTCTTTAGGGATCAGAGTGTAATTCAAATACCCGGCACACACTTTCATGACCGCCGGATTTATGAACATTAACTTGAATAACTCTGCAAGAAAATTTTCATTTAACTTCGAACTCATACAAATTTTATACTAAATCAATCTTGATCTTAACTGCCTTATTTTCTCGTAAATTAGTCAGAGCAAAGAACGAACTCATACAAGTATCCTCGTGTCCGGAAACGCTTTCCAAAGTACCTTTATCGCTCCGGAATGCAATAGAATTAAATTCTCCAAACAACACATCAACCAATTCTTTCGTTCTCCCGGCTTTATAAGGAATACGAATTTCCCCACGTTCAAACATAGCAGCCAAAGATGGAAGCCCACTATGGAGGTCCTTCTTGTTGCTGCTGGTGGTAGTAAACGGTTCAATATTCCTCAACCCCCTTTGCTTCGCCATAGAACCAAGAATAGTCTGGAACCCGTTGTTCTCCACAACAATCATATTTGGCTTAAACCGCTGATCCAATGAAACAAGCTGATTTATTTGCTCATCATGGCTTGCACCTCTTACTCGGTACATATGCAGCAAATAATAAAGCCCCTGTTCATCCATCCCCCAAACAGTATAAACCGTATAGTCGGCAGAAACATTGCCAGATATTGCAAAGTCCGCACCGATAACAACCTTTTTCAGTTTAATCGGGAACCCCTCTATGTTATCAGAAAATGAAATATTCTCCATTCCAATAACAGAACGCATCAATATCTCATATGGGAAAATCGTAGCATCATCAGAAATAGGTACCACCAAATACTCTCTACTGAATACAAGACTACCGAGGGAAGCCTTTTCTTCCATGAGCTTATCAAACGTAAAACGGTCAGGGGCCAACAATTTCCCATTCGGGAAAATAGCTGGGTACTCAAATACCTTAAACCGTTTATCCTGCTTTAACTCGTAATAGAGGTCTCGTTCCTGATATGGTGTACCAGATACCAAGAAATATCCATAAGGCTCCACAATAGGAGAAATAGCACCTTTGAAAAGGTTGTGGAGCTTTTCCCTCTGTTCCAAAGAATAAATCGAACTCTCGTCCGGCAAGTCATCACAAACGACTGCACCAACGTGAAGACCACGAATAAACCCGTCCTTACCACGTAAATGGATTTTCGCCCCAAGTTCTGTCTCAATTCCAGTAGCAGCAAGAGAGGCCTTTCCATTTGGATTCAACTTCTCAGCCAGTAAATCGTTCACCTCTATCTCCTCTACAATCTTGTCAATATGCTCCTTTCCAAGAGTGATTGTATTGGTGATAATACATGTCTCTTTCCTGTTCTGATTATCCGGTGTATTTGGCTGCATTACATTCGGACGGTCATAACTATACAACCGCCACAAAGGAAACGCATAACAGAACTCAAAACTATTATGTAAAACAGTTCCGTCCTTTAAAAGGAATAAATGATCTTTATCTACACTAAACCCAATATACTCTCCAACCCCCATAGAGGAAACCTTGAATGAAGATTTTTGTAAATCCATCCAATGTTTTTCTCTTTTAATCGCCTTTTTACGTGCTATCTTCGTTGGAATATCCCAAGTGTCTCCAGACAATTTTACCGAATAACCTGTATATTCTGTCGGCCCACCTTTAAGATTCAGAATAGAAGTATGTGTACGGAAAGAAGCTCTAAACCCTAAAGACCAACAAAGTTCCTGAACTTGCTTCATTAACCGTTCATTAATCATCCCTATATCAAAAGTATTCTCACTTTTATAGAAATGGCCATCAGAATCTAACAAACCAGCCAGTAATTCCAAACGCTGCTTTCTACTGCCATACATATACAGGTCAGGGATATGTTTATTATTAAGCATATCCAAGGATTTCAGCGTATTGAGAATCTTATTGCGTTGACCCGGAACTCCATTTGTAATCTTGAAATGAAATTTAGCCTCTCCTTTTCCTCTGGAAACCCCTAAACCCAAACGCCCTGCATACCCATATAAATAATCAATAACTTCTGGGTCTGTATTGGTAATATGGGTACTCCCAGAATTCCCATCGCCCAACCATAATCCAATAAAATACGGTTCAACTGGCTGTTCTTTTTCAGGGAGTTCCCACCCCTTAACACGATAAGATTTACAACGATTCTTCTTATTTTTAGAAAAATTGATAAACTCTTTTACCGGAGTTTCCTGGATGGAATCATAATAGTTACCCCTCTTTCGTAAAGCATTATTCCAAATATACTCTCTATATTTGTAATGGAGAATATGCTCCGAATTGCAAACGTAATTTTCCGTCCTGGACTGTTCTACACAGAACATCTCATCTGTGCCTGTGTGCAACTCTAAAATCTTACGGGGGGTACTATCAACCCCCATCAACAAATCTCCAACCTTTAAATCTTTCACTTTACGAATCTCCCCAGAAAACATCACAACCTCTGTATCTGGTGCAAGACATTTACCGTGAGAACGTGCAGCAAGATATACAGAATTAGGAAATAGTTGAATCATATTCCCCCACTCCAAATTTCTCCAACCCTGACGGAAATTCGTCAGCATGGTAGTCTTGAAATAATTGTAGGACAGCTTCTTCAAACTGTTATCCATAGAACTCTTAACCTGTTCCAGATAATCTATTTTCTGGGATTCTATGGTCTTATTGAAATTTATTACATTTACAGTCTGAGCGAAAATTTCATCCAACAATTTTTCAATATCATTATCATACGCCTCGGACAGTTGTTGTAACGCTTTAGGTGGCAAATTTGAAATTATCTCGTTTGCCACCTCAAAAACGTGTGCCCTTTGTTGAAATGAAATATTTTCGATGCTATCCATTACCCTAACTGAAAAGTCTCACGAAAACGTTCTTCTTTGACCGGAGCTTCTACTGCTGATGCACCATAGCCCCGAAGCCTCTTCAGGTAGCTGATCATCAATTCTGCATTAGATTCCGTATCTTTTAAAGCCCGGTGAGCCTCTACCAGTTCAATTCCATGACGGGTACAACAGGTTCCTAACTTATAATTCTCACCCTCAAGAGTGGTGTAATATTCCAATTTTTGGGTATCTTCAACCCATTTGACGTAATTGTAAATATCGTCATCATAAAACCGGAACATCTCTTCAAAAAATGGCATATCGAACCCGGTAAAATTGTGACCACCGAGGATAGCCTTTTGCCGTGGATTCGTATACTTTTTGAGCAGTTCTTTTACATCCTTATAAACAACCTTACAATCCACACCAAGTTCGTCAATCATCTTACGAGTAATCCCATGTGTTTCCTCTGCTTTAGGATTGTATTCCAGACCATCTTTGTAAGGCTTAATGATATTGGAATATCTGTCAACAATAGACAGAGTCAAACAATCCACAACCACACACGCCACCTCTATAAGAGCAACGTCTAAAAATGCTTTACTGTCTTTGTTTGGCAGCCCACCAGTCTCGGTGTCGGCCATTACAATGTATTTTACCGAAGTGTTCATATTCTAAATTTTTTCAACTAAAATTTCGTAATCTTCATCCCTAACATCTATATCGTCATAAACCAATACCACGTTTCGCACCGGGTTATCCTTTATAGAATCCTCAAATTTATTCAAAATTATTGTAGGTTCATCGTCATCGGTATACCCTTTCTCGTACCCGATTATATAGTAATAGTGGAGTCGGGTGTCTGCAATATCGTGAAAGTGAATAACCCGTTTCCGTTTCCTGTTTTCTTTGATGATATCCAAGAGTTGTTCATGCAGGGAGTCATCTTCAAAATCCCCATTCTCTAAAAGGTCAGCAGCCCGAACCTCTCCATGGGTCATTAAGATATACCCAAATAACTCCAGGACATCTTTCTCAGCTAATTCCTCTAAAGGGATTTCAAATATTTCTGAGGCTATACGTTTCTTTTTAGCTGCCATACTCAATCCTCAGCCATATATATCTCCGCATCCAGGGGGAATTTCTTTGCAAACCGCACAAGGTCATGCTTCCCCATAAAATCACGTTCCTCTGTAGTGAAATAGCAGCCATATTCATCGATAGGCTTGCTTCGTTGCATTAATTCCTCGAAATTAAACTTTTTCTTTCTTTCCTGTTCCATAACTTTCCACTAATTTTGGCGATTCTCCACGCCCCACATTATTATCATATTTTTCAACACTTACTCCTTCTGGAAGATTTTCCACCAACTTACGAAATGCTTTTGGAACATTTTGATGAGCCCAGCGGAAATAATCCTCACGAACAAAGCGATCAGTTCTCTCTCCTCTTGTGAGCATACGTTTATACGCCTCTTTATAATCGTCAATACTTACATAGACGACACGCACCTTGTAACCAGAATTTTTCAAAGCATCAATCTGTTTCAATAATTTATTATATTCTGGAAAGACTTTATCTATTATAAGATTGGATTTAATCCCTGTGAGTTTATTAATCACAACTTTAGCAAGATAAGAACCCTCTTCATGCACTTTAGAAGAAGCGAATTTCTTATCATACTCTACATACTTTTTGTATTCAGGAATCTTTTCTGTCTTGATTTCATCTGGGTCTACTGGCACTCCTTCGTCTTTAATTTTCCCAGACTCTTTAAGGTAACGAAGAACCGTACCTTTTCCCGAAGCAGGAGCACCCATCATAAGAGTCGCAACTGGCTCCTTCTGTGGTTTTGCCTTATCCAAATATTCTTTGATTATAGGCTCATGAACGCGCTTAACACGTTCTTTGTCCCATTCCCCGTTCTTAAAATATCGGGACTGTGTATCTTTGCTTAAAATGGATTCTTCTTTTGTAGAACCACCGTAACGCATACCGACACGCCCTAATTTACGGTTCTCGGGGTTATCCTTATAGTAACCCGAACGAGACTTCAATAAATCTATTGCACCTGCAAAATCCCCAGCCTTAACCAGAGTAGAATATTGCTGCACAAAATTCTTATCCTTTATACTTTTCTCAATTTCGTCCATCCCCTACGAATTCATGAATATAATGACACTCTCTGCAATTCAGTTCAATATTCTCCTTTACCAACCTTAAATCCGGCCGAGACCCTTTGCTATGTATGTGGCTAAAAAATTCTGGACGTGGCGTGTGCCCCAAAAATTTCCCACATTTTACGCAATAGTGGGCTCTTTCAGCCCAAATTTCCAAAAACAATTCCCTCTCCCCAGTCTTCTTCCTCTGCTTTGGTTTGGATCGTTCTTTATAAACCTGCACCCTCGTCTTCCCCTGATGGTTCAACTTAAACACACATTCAGAACACAACCATTTCGTTCTATTCTGAATAAAATGGGAACCACACTTACACGGTTTTTGCTCCCACCTCTGGCTCATAAAATTTATCCTTTACCAATTTATAATGATTATATTTTATAATCACCTTTTCTCCAATTTCTGTATGGAGTAAAAAATAATTTACCCCCACATGAGTAATGACCCCGGCCTTATTAACCAGTTCCAACTCTGTAAGCCTTGGAAAATAGCAACTTTTACAAATCAACCCGACTTTTGGAAAACTATCCACCTGCACAAATTTTTTTATATTCACAGCCAGAACAAGACGGGCTCATCTGGTTATATATCATTTTACCAAAACTACTACAATTCAAAAAACCTCTGGCCGTATTTACCCACTTTGATCTCTGAGTTTCCATATACTCTTCCGAGATAACTTTAGAGCTCTCTTTAAGAGGATTTACGAGCCTGTATTTGGATTTAAATTGATCTACAAAATAAACCCACTTTTCCGACCTGTTTCTCCATGCTTGGAGAGATTTCTCCCCAAATATCCAAGATAATGAAATTGCATGGAGTGTACTTTGATCCTTTCTTCGTTCAAAAGAAAACAAGATAAAATTCCAATAGGAATCCTCGTTCCAACCAGTGGTCTTCTTTACAAAGTTTTTTAAGAGCGTTTCCTCAGATGGAGTTAGAAAAGGTTTGTAGAACGCATTCCCATAAAATGAACTTTTCACATACAAGAATAAATCCAACAACTTCTTTTCCATATCTCTACCATTGATTAACAAAGGTAAAAACAAAAATCCAAATTGCCAAACTTAATCCCAAACAAAATTCAGTTCAGCACCCTCGAACTCGGCCTGCTTAACCGGGATATATCTGTACCAATTCTTTGGATCACGCATTGCCACATTATCATAAATCTCTTTAGCTGCATCTTTATCTATCTTACGATGCAGCCACACACCAATAGAAACACCTGCCAACATGTCTCCCAAATTCGCAGGACTGTCTTCCGTAGGGTGTGAAAATGTTATGTTCTGTGGACGTGAATTAATAGTCGCCAGACGTTCAATAAACGCATTACCATTCTCATCAATAGCAGGCTTGACAGCAGCAAACTCCAAAACAGATTGTGTCGGCGGTTCAACGTCTTTAAACCAGAACTTCAGATTGGTCAAATCCGTATCACTATCATTAACCAACATCAATCCAATATATTCATCGCTCCCTTTAGACTCTGCTAATAGGCTTATTTCTCCAAATACGGCACTATACACGTCGTTCTGAACCATAGTGGATGATTGGTACCCACCTATGGAATTAGAAGGACGTGTGGACGGTAAATCGTACCCAGCACTAACAGTATAATAAAGTTTCATATTTTAATGGTATATAATTATCAATTTTATGTCGGTGTCCACGTGTATATCGCATTACCGGCGTCCAGTCTACCACTGGAGTTAAAGTTGACCATCGTAATCCCGGCAATTGGGTAATCCGGGCCGCCTGCATACCCCGAAACCTGTGTTTGATTCACATCCATCGTTATGCTTCCGTCACCTCCCATACCTCCTCCGTCGGTATAGGTATAGTTGATAGAAAGTTGGTCTTTGACCGCCTGGCTTGCATATATTACAAACGTTCCTCCGGTTTGATTGTAGGAGAAGGTCAGACTGATAGTCGGTTTAACGTAAGCAGCTTGCGTGACCGTGGTTGTAGCTTCTACACCTATGGCCGACCCGTTATAAGTGATCTGCACTGTGATAGAAGCAGACCTTGTAGAAGAATTGCTGTTTGCACTCGCGGTAACTACACCTGTACTCGAATTAATATCTCCCCAGCTGGGCTTACTGTTAGTCCATACATAGTTCTGGGAATGACCTGGAGGAAGCCCATGGCCTTCAGGTCCAGTAGCACCCGATGAGTAGTATTTTTTATATGTTATGTCTCCCCCGGGAGAAGCGGTTCCTCCGCCGTATGGAATAGTCTGGTTATAATAAAACTGATTATAACTTATATCAGCATAGCTGATGACTGCATTTGTGGCACTCGCTGATGCGGTGGCAGTTTTGGATGGGCTTCCCGAATTAGTGGCAGTTACAGTTACCGTATCCGTCGTAACATTAGTGGTCATGTTACTATGAGAAATAATATTCCCAGACAAGCTAAACCTATTATTTCCGTTTCCGGTTAGCGCTATCGTGGTAGTTCCTGCTCTGGATACCGATTGAGTATCTGTTGAACCGGAAGTATAAGTTCTTTTTTGGCCCATAGTATTAGATACGCTATGAGATACAGTTGCAGAACCACCCGCAGCGGTTAACCCTGATCCAATAGATATACTCGGAGTTCCATAAGCAGTAATACCAGTATCAACCCAAGCCCCAACAGAATTAGATACACTTGCTGATGCATCATGATAAGTACCAGAGTTAGCAGAGTTTGTACATCTAATAGTTACCGTGTCCGTCGTAACATTAGTGGTCATACTGGAATGGGTAGCTACTGAGTTAGCAAAGCTAAACCTACTGTTCCCATTACCAACCATGGATAAGCTAATACTATCCGTTACAGTTTTAGTATATGGCCCATAAGTACCAGAATCATATTGAGTATAGTATGTACGGGTATGACTTGCACTACCACCAAAAGTAGCTGATCCACCAGCCGCAGTAAGTTGGTTAGCTAGTAAAGTACATGTAGCTTTAAAATCACTGTTTGAACCATTTAGATCACCATTGAGTAATCTGTTTTGTGCCTGATAGACATTTTGAGTACCCTTTAAAGTAGAGGTTACTGATGGTTTACTCATTGATGATGGGTAAACAAAAGTAGCAGTAAAAGTAGAAGTAATAACTGGTGAAGTAATAACTCCTCCTATTGTAGCTCCCCTACTACCAGCAGTAACATTCCCACTACTGGTATTTATAGAAAACCCATTACCAGTAGCCATAGTAAAAGTTCTTGAGAAACTAAGAGTACCTCCCCATGAATTGGTAGATTGAGAACCTGCTATGCCACCACTAGAAAAAGTAGCTGTAGCTTTACCATTGCCATTTGCAGTAGCTGTTCCACCAGAGGCTGCTATTGGATTTCCTGTATAGTAAAAATGAACCGTAGCTAGTGAGGTATCATTTACCCCGGCTTCTAATTTAGTGATTAAATTCTCATTTTGATATAATGATAAATGGTTAGAAGTAAGTCCGTCATAGGTCCAATAGATCGTTCCGCGTCTTCTCACACCAACAGTTATTCCTCGAGACAATACGTGATACCCGCCATTTACCCAGGCTTCCATCCATTCACCGCCTTCATAAAGAACCATTCCTGACCTATCCCCATCAGCACCGTTCTTTTCTTCAATGGTTGAACCGGAAGTATATAAATAAGTTGTATATCTTCTAAAATTAATATAGCCTCCTCCGGCAGGGACCGCCCCCCAGTCCGCAGGTTGGACCCAGGTAGCATCAGCAGCATAAGCGGCAATTCTAATCGAACTGAGGTTCCTGGCATTCTCGTCCTGAGTGCAGGTAGCGGTCATAGACGCAGTAGCAACAATAGTTCCAGCACTATTATAAGCAGCAGTAGGAATCCATCTAACGGTTATTTTTCTGGTAACAACACCAGAAGTTCTCGCAGGACCAATGGTTGTTCCTCGATGAGTGGCTGTTAATACTCCAGTCGTAGAATTAACTGCTGTAAACCCATTTTGAACAGAACCTAATACCCAGTTTTCTGGATCAGGAGAGTCAGTTCCATATGTAGCAGAAGGAGTAACAGTTGTAGTAGACCCACTCGAAAAAGTAAAATTTCTCGTACTTCCTGTAATGGTAGGTGATGCACTTGTTGCTCCAGCAGAAATATTCGCATAACTAATAGCACCCCCAGAAAGAGACAATCCAACCACATAATTACCAGCCTGAGGAACAGCAGCAGAAGCCGAAGCCGACTTTCCATTCATCCTCACGGTCATAGTTCCCGTCGTAAACGTAGTCTGATTAGAAATACTCGTTCCCTTGGAAGTTACCGAAGCATTTCCATTAGACGTATTTATTCTACCACCAGAAAACGATAAAGAGGCCCCGGTCGTAATAGCACCACCAGTCCCAGCAACACCATTCCAAGTCCACGTCTGGCTATATCCATAATTAGGTGAGATGGTTCCTCCGGCTGCTGTCGCCGTTGGGTAATTATAAGCGGTAATCGTAATATCGCTATACACTTTTACACCTGCATTCTGAGTAATAGTTGCAGTAGCCGATTCAGTAAGCTGAGTAACCGTTACAGACCCTGATCCGGCTGTCTCTTGTTTACTATTACCGACAATAATCGTCACATATCCCGGACCAACTCCAGAACTTTGCGTAATCTGTGCTGTGTTCAACGTTCCCTTATTAAACACAGCAGTCCACTCAATTCCAGGGGCACAGTCCACATGAATATTTACCGTTTGACCAGTCGCTGGAACATTTACACTCGTGGGGTCCAAAATAACGAATGCAGGTAATTTTTTCTGAGTAACCGTAAATGACTTACTGTTCGTCCCATTGCCACACACTATCGTACCAGTCCTCGGGCTCTTCGATGGGTTTGATTGATTAACCTTAAATCTGAAATTCCCGTTCCCGGTCGTAGCATTCGGAGGGCTTGTGATACTAATCCAACTCGTAGAAGTTGTAGCAGTCCAAGAATTATCTGGATTTGTATCAACTGTAACCCTCTGCTCTGTTAAATCATCGAATTCCAACTCAAGAGAAGCAGGTGTAAAATTCATATAAAATGGACGGCCCTGCTGTGTTACGGGGAAACTTTTTTGGGCCTCATCCCCGCCTGTCTGTTTAAACAACAGAACATAAGAACGTGCTGCAAGATAATCGTTTTGCTGTACAGTAACACTATTAGACGTACCACCTGTCCCAGAACTCTTTGCTAACGTCATCCACGCTGGCAAAGAATTTACTTGACTCCACACTAAATCATCATTGCATTTTATAGTGAATGAACTGGTATGTGTTGTATTCGCTTCAGAAGAAAGTGATGCAGGCTCCAGAACCAAATATGCTGGACGCCCGGTTTGTTTTACATTAAAAGTCCTTGTCAAATTTCCTGATCTAAAAGTCGTAGACATCGGCATAGAAATAATCCTATCCGCTAATAAATTACTCGCAGGTATCGTAACATTAAATTTCCCTGTAACTAATCCAACAAGCCCCGGATCGCCGGGGAATACAATACCAGTTGCAACCGGATAAATAGAACCATTGTAAACAAATTCCCATGTAGAACCAGCCGTTGGAGTCCCACCAATCACAGAAGGAGAATTCGTCGCCCATTCCATAACATTTGCAAACGAACCGCCATTCCAGCCAACCTCTAAAGATTGTGTATAGGGGATCAAAAGAAGGCCAGGAGAATCCTGTGCCAAATCTACAACCTCAGAAGCCACCGGGGAACCGTCAACAGTTACGATATCCAACGCACCACCACGATTCACACGCCCGGTATAAGTAATCACTGATACATCTACCTGCTCATTGTAAGCTCCTGAATTCTTATTTAATGTTACCCAAACTGGCTTCGCCATATTAAGAAATTTTCCAAGTTGTGTTAGAAGTTATCTGGAAAGAACGTGTACCACCGTTCGTCGGCAACTGAATACTATCCGGATCAGCTACCAAAGTAGGTGCTCCAGCTTCCTGCGTTATAATACAAACAGCTGGATTAGTCACCCCAAATGCTACAATCGTCACGCTAAATTCACGTTCATAAACTGTGTTATTCACTGGTATTGCTACCTGCGCCCTCCATGTATATTGTGCTGTTGCACCTGGGTCACCGGGAATATCTGCACCAGAAGTCGCCGTATTGCTATTCACATAATACTGAACCGGAGCCACAATTCCACTCGCTGAAAATGTCAACCGAGAAGAATTAGATGTTCCCGTTACAAACAACGTACCGCCAGTCGCTCCGATCGTAAGATTTGAAGTCTTTATAAACACCGGAGTAAAATCCTGCGTAACCCCTACAATCTTTTGAATTGACGGGGTTCCATATGTAGTGTTAATCGTTAATTGAGTGGCACGAGTGACTCTTCCTGTGTGAGTTTCCCGACCAGAAACAGCAACAACAGTATCTTCCGTTCCCGTTGTGGGACTAACTAAACACCAATCCGCTTTCGCCATAAAACTCTATATTTTTAGGGTAAATCCTCACCCGTTAAGTTACCTGAAATTGGATAAAAGAACTGTTTAGAGACAAGATCGTAAAAGCAGTATTTTCCGTCGTTATCTTTAGCAGCCTTAAAATCCCTTAACAAAACGTCTTCGTCCTTTATGTATGCTGATACCCATCCATAATACCCATCCGTGTAATTTATTTTCGACCCATTACAACCCATTAAATAAATATTCAAATTTTCTGGAACAGGGTCCTCAACGGGTATTGGTTCCGGAGCAACAATAAAATTACCATTCAACCAAAAACCATCTTTATTGAATTTAAATGTATTGATTTGACCACCATTCGGCTTACTAACCCCAACTTTACACTTATTACCATAATAATAAATAAAATCTGTATCAATAAACCCGGTGGAATTCGCTTCAGTAAAATACTGAAATGAAAAAGATCTAATTTCGCTGGGGCTATAATTTGGGTTCTCACTACCAAATTCATAGCTCATATATTTTCCAGAATTTCTTGATGGAATAAATAACTCAAAATATACTTCTGTATTGATTGTCGGTTTTATCCCGGTATCTATTGCAGACCCTGTTCCCTTAACCCATTTCACAGGAGTATAGGGTGGAACAGATGGTGTTCCTGCTCCCATCCGACTATACGCCTTATAACCTAATATTTTTCTAAATGCCATAATTAAGATGCAATTATAGTAATTTTCCAACCATTATATTCCGAAACTTGATTTCCACCAACATAACAACCTGCACTAACTATATGAGCCTCAATTCCTCCAGTTATATCTGTACTCCCCCCATATTCCATAATATCTGATTTTGTATTAGTTCCATAAATAGAAAATGTATGATCAAATGACTCGGCAGTTGAATCAAAATGATATGTATATTCAAAATGTGCCTGCCCCCCTCCTAAATTTATATGTGAATCCGGGGATTCACTGGAAATAACCCAAAATTGAGTTGGAAACACAAAGGGGGGTTCTGGATAATTATATTCCATATGCAAATAAATCGTAATAGCTGTAAGTGGTGGAACAGGTGGTGTCGTGCCATATTTCCAGTTATACCCACCATTAGCCGTATCCTCACAGGCATTCGTCGTAGAATTAATACCCGGATAACTTGCTGTAAAGTTAGTCGCTTTACACGACATCACCCCTTTGCATCCAGAAATTGTACCTGCACCACCATCACAGAGATTCATCTGCGTACACCCATTAAAAGCAATAGATGACCCAATATAAGAACACCCTGACAGATACATACCTGTCCCATTCGCATTTACTCCATAGAACCCAGTCGCCAAAGAAGTTCCTGCATCTGCTAAACAATTGTAAAGATTATTACATTCATAGAAACAATACGCATTACCACCATTAGAGGAGACTTTCATCTGGCAGCTGTAAAGGTTGCTACATTTCCGGTACCCTACCAACGATCCAGAGCCATTATTTGCCACATACATATTGAACCCGGCTTTCAACCCCTGTACAGCAGTATTCGTTCCACCGCCTGTATTTGCGACAGCAATGTTGCCATTTATTATCGTAGAGGTGATCCCTGTGAAATTCATGAATGCCGTATTGTCCGCAGTAAGTGTACAAATAAATTGGGCACCCACCTCAAAGAAAATCAAAACATCCGAAGAAAATAACAGGTTCGTATCGGCCTCGAAATCCCACGTTCCCTTCTTCACAAGGATATTCTTTGCCTGCTGAAAATCATTTTGCCACCCGGCAACCGTTTTATTCTGGCCCTGGAATATATAATCAAACATATTCTCCTGGAATATGCCGTCAGCGAGCTTATCCTTTGTAATACTTTTAGGATATATTTTAGCCGTCGTAACTGCATTATCTGCAATTTTGTCCGTAATAACAGAATTATTCTGTAACTGTGCTACACCTACCGAAAGGTCAGCGAGTTTTGCTTGAGTAACACTCTTATTCTGTAAATGGTCAGTAGAAATCGCATTCCTCACGATCTTAGAACCCAAAACAGCCCCATCTGCTATATTTGCAGAAAGAACCGCATTAGGAGCAATTTTATCGGCGGTCACTGCACCTTTTCTTATAGTTGGATTCGGATAGGAACCATCTAAATCACCACCAGCAGCACCACTCATCGCACCTAACCCCCAATAATCAGATCTTTTGTCATTCAGAGCAACGGTTGTTCCAGTAGCAATAATCCGATTAATAAAAATTCCACCATCTATCTGATGATTTGGCTGCTGACCATCAATAACCTCGGGTACAAATTTGTACACATAACTATCGTAAGAATAAAGCCCCTTTTTCTGGTCATCCGAGAAATCGTAATTCATCGGTATTGTACCGAGCACGATCATCCGGAGATTTTCCTCATTTACAGGAGGAACAGTAGACGAAACGATAGAAGCCATAGTTGCGTTCGTTACCGTCCGTACCTCGTAAATTCCAGAGTTATTTGCAGCAATTTCTTTACCTGCACTATCGTACCCCTTAAAGAATCGTACTGCAACCGGAGTATTCGCTGCCTGTCCACGTAGGATGGTCGTAAAATCTATATTACCACCAGCCATAACAGTCATAGAACCATCTGAACCGATTTTAACATATCCGTCCTCATAATTCCTTTGCTGGTATCCCACTTCCAACCATGTTGTCCCTATCGGGCAATTCATCTCCTGATTAGGTACGTCAACCAATCTATGATTAGAATCAAAGATTAATCCACCAACTACATAAATGACTCCACTCGGATCAGACACCGTAATCGTAAAATTATCGTATGATCCATTTCCAGGGGGCACAATACCAAACGAAATAGAAGCCTCGGATATAACACTGAGAGCAACCGTTCGACTCAAAAAATTTTGGAAATTGTTCAATTCCTCTTTTTCCAGAAACGTATTTCTGTAAATATTCAATTTTGACATATCTTACGACTTTATGTAATTTTCCATTCAGTATTGCTCACGATCTGTAACTCTTGCGCGTCACCAGCGGTATTCAGTTCTATCGAGAAGGGTAAAATATTCAAGTAATTGTTACTACTCAACTTATTAAATACTAACAAATTACGATAACTAAATAAATTATCTTTAGTAAAATTTTCCACCTCTAAAGTAGATAACTTAGAATTATTTGGCCCGTATACCAATATAATATTCTTCTTACCGAAATATCCTTGTGTAAACGGTAATAATCTCGGCTTTATTTTTAAATCATAAACATAAAACGGTTGAGAGCTGGAAGTCCTTCTCTGCAATATCCGTGGACAAAAATTCGTCATCACCGGAAATGCAATCAATGGTGTACTATTTGGAAAATTCAAACATGCCTCATCATCTATAGAAGCAGAAGTATTCTTCATCACCCCCCTAAACCAATACTCTTCCTGAGGTGTTACATTAAACGTTTGGAATCCACCAGAAAATGAATCCAACCAGGAACCGTCTTTTGCACTCAGCAAGCCATTCGTTATCTTTATAAACTGCGGAATATTATTTCCATCAACCCCCAAATGATAAGCATCCACCCCAAAATCCAACGTAACCTGAGATTCCATAGGCATAAACCGGAACGAAATTTCATAATCCAATTCAAAGGCCCATAATTGCATCTTATCGGTCTTACCGTCATATTGTATACCGACATCGCCTGAACCAGAAAATTCCAACATATTAACACCAAACGGGGCTGATTTTACAACGCCACTCGTAACAGGATATTTCTCTATATCTTCAACGTCAATCGTATTTTCATAATCCTTATTGACATTCAAAATCGTCTGGGTCGTATCCCATGTAGGGGAACTCCAACCTATACACCATCCTGTATTAGATGGATTCAAAAGGGCTGCAATAAATTCCTCGTTATCTTGACAACCTATCAACCGTAAAAACTCTCCGTCATTTAATGTGATCGGTTCCCATTCCCCGGTTTCCTCATTATACATATACCCCTGTTCCTCTTCGGTATTCCAATAGGCGTATTTATCATGAGGGTTTGCTGGAGCAGTAGCATACTCGCCCTGATACACATAAAACGGGGCTCGGTAGAATATCTGGAGAGTGCCTCGTTTGGCAAACTCATCCATAAAATTCTTAAACAATTCTTGTCGGTGTCCATTAGTATTCACACCAGTAGTCACCAATCCACGCTGATCCAGGAATTCCCTGAATAATATCGGCTGTGTTGGGACATGTTTATACTGCCTAGCATATATCACAATATAGGCAAAGAACTCACACAACGCCCCCCAAAACTCCGAATAATCATCAGTATTCTTGTCTACATAAATAGGTAAAATCCCGCTGGACTTTACTTTCTCCAACACGTTATTCGCCCACTTCATCACCTCAGGACTATCCGAAGCAAAGAACCGAGAAAAAACGGTCTTATTATAGACTGTATGTACTGGAACCCGTTTAGGCATCTTTCTCTTTATTTTTCGTCGTTCAACAACTCTTTTATATCTTCCTCTTCACACCCTATCTCCTGAGAAGCTTTACTTATCGTAAATTTCTTTATCTTCTTAAATATAGCAGCCTCTGACAAATCCCCAGCATTTTCCAGAAATGACCAAAACTCAATTCCGCAAATAAACACCGTTACAAATTTTGTAAAATACGGTTCATGATTTCCAATCAGGCGATTCTCTAAAATCCATACACCAGAAACGGCAACAATCTCAAACGTAACTTTTATGATCGTCCACCATCCTTTATCGCTCTGAAAATACCACTTGTTCCCTTTCTTGTGTTCTCTACGAAGATCAGCCCAGCACCCAGTCAAAAAATCCAGCATCGTAAAAGCAACCATCCACAGCCAGAGATATTGGATAGGGGCGAAAATAGACACAAATCCAGAGATCATGCAGTTTATGAAAATCATCTGCTTCATCCCTACAGAGTCATTACATTTACGTCTCCTTCAATTTCAAGCGTCCATCCAGTTGTAATAGCGAAATATTCAATCGCTCCTCCGGGTAACAACATTCCCGGGCCAACCTTTACCTCTGTAGAGGGATAGTACCAAATTCGTGAGGCTGCATTAGCTGCCAAATGCATTACATCTCCTACTGGAGTTATCTTCCCCCCGGTACTATCTTGACATTCTCCGATCCCTAAAATTAGCACCGGATAACCATTTTGATCTAAAGGTAATTTAATCATCTTATCTTTAATTTTTAATTGCTGTAAAATACCGGAGTCAATTGATCCGTATACATAATTCTTCCACCTAAATCTCTCATAATGAATTTCCCTATCCTCGGTAACTGGTAGGGGTTCGGAGTTTCATCCGTATTTGGGTAAAACGAAGTATTTGGGCACTCTATCACTCCAGAAGTATTCTTAACAATACGCAGCAGGTCATCCCATTTGATTTTATCTCCCGGTTCCCAGTTACGGAAATCCAAATATTTCGTCATAGAAATCTGGATACGTTGACGAATATCTTCAGAATCCAAAGTAGAGTCTAAACTAACCCGGAAATCCACACCAGTACCATCATCAATATTCGCACCGCTTCCCACGAAATACCATCCAAAATTCGCTAAATCCACACCGATGGAATTACCATACAAGTCCAAATCTGCCAGAGACAAATAAGGGGATATCTGGTTCGTCAAAGTTTTCAACTCATCTGGAGTAAGTAATGCACCATTTTGAGTCGCCACCAGAATATGGATAGAATCTTCTTCATTTAACCCCGTGTTCAATATCTTTAAGATATTTGGGTTGAACTCTTGCATGGTTTGCAACAGTTTCTGAGCCGTTGTTGCACTCAAAACGTTGTTATTATTCTTGATCCGGCGACGGAACATTTCGTCATCTTCTTCATCCCGACCACCTATCGCCTGATATTCATTGGTGCATTCCACATGATTCAACGGAGGATTTGACATTGTCAAGATCGTATTTGCTGCAACATTGGTAATAGACCCGGTCATATCACTTACAACGGGGATATATCCATAGCCACCACCAGCCGGAATAGACAGCACAACCCCATCTCCCAAAATGTTAAAACGAATCCCGTTCATGTTCACAAAATAGGAACCGTCAACGGCCGAATATGTTGCTGCACCCTCTGCACGAACCCTCACATATGTAGAAGACTGTAAAGCCCCTTTTCGGGGAGATACACCGAATAACTGTGCAGCACGGTCCAAGTATTCGCCAGAGGCAGTATCTGGAAAAATTTGGGCCTCTACGATCGCCACATCTTTGATTGTCTTCTGTGCCAACTTCGCAGCACCGTGAGCCGTTGCATTCGTAATAGAACCGTCGCTCACATCCGACACCTTACTCGTCTTGTTCAAAAACGTTTCTATGAACAGACTCTTAAGATTTGATATCGTATTATTTAACTTTGTAATCATTTTGAATTAGATAACGGAATATTCGTTGTATACTTTTCTCCTAAAATCGTGGTCGCCTGCACCTCAATAAACAGACTGTCTTCCACTATACTCATTTCCATCAACCGCAAATCCTTCCAACGGCTATCAGTAGCAAACAAATTAGAAAGGTTCTTGAATAAGATTGGATATTCTATCATCGCCTGACTTGACCCTATCAACTCTTTAGTGATACCCAAATCCACGAACTCTGGAATATCCCCCTGCATCGTGCTGGTCAATATTCCGAACGCTTGTTTGCATGCTTCTTGGAATTTTACTGTACGCAAATCCCACACCCCATCAGCATCTTTTTCAATCACCCATTCCTTTGCAATATCTTTACCAAGAATAAGCTGATTATCAAGACTATCGATCACGTTATCTACACCATGAGTTCCGCTGTTCTGGAAATTCATCTTGTAACGTGTGCCACCATCCAAATCATATTCATCCTCTGCTATGGTGTTATTCACCGTAATATCCACCCAGTCATTCTGGGGGTCAGGCTTATCATAATTAGATGCAGCCATCTCAAAATTCTCACCTGTCCTCAACATCTGGGAAACAACCACCTCGGATGAATATATAGAAACACGTGAGCTCTTTAACCACCGGGACAAATTAGAAGCCGTATTCAATTTTTCAAATGCGTCCTCAAATGTGTCCAGAACCTGCCACATATCCAAAGTCAGCAGGTTATCACTAAACATTTCAAAAATACCTTCTATCTTATTGGATTCTTTTAAGAGGTAAGTGAGCTCATCAAACGATGCTGCATCCAAAGTACCACCCTCGTAATAATTCACCAGTTTAGGATACTGAGTATTTATAAACTCTATAAAACGATTAAAGTACGACTCTATGTCGTACCCTGTCACTTCATAAAATTTATCTGTTATAACACTCATTTAAAGTATGTTTGAAAAGATATCTGAAACAACTTGTTGGACCCCGGTTTGAACTATACTGGTAGCAGCCAACGTCAATCTATTCTGGTTCAATTTTGCATTCCCAAGAACATAATTCAGCGGGGCAACTGCAACCATCGTCAACGAATACTCCCAAATCATATTAGAGCTCATTGACTGATTAAGATTGAATCCGTTAGGTGGTATCTTAACCAGATAATTTTCACCAAGAGCCATATTATAAAAATACAACATAAACGGCTTCCCGTTGCTATCCAGACCGTTACTTTTATCGATCATTGCCTGCAACATCTTGGTCACACCGTAACCAGTTTTAATCCCAAAATCAAAAGGATTAAATTTGGCCGTTGTATTTGTATCATGAAGAGATTCTATGGTACGTTTTCCACTCTGGATGGAATAAGTCGGCTTACTGAATCCAGAAAAGGCCCGGCCAGCTAAAATCTTAAAGTTTCGGCCGAAATTCCCCCTTATCGTAATTTCTTTAGGGGTAAACGTACCAATCGTAAGAGCCGTAACACCATTCCCAGTCTGTTTGATCGTGGTGCGTTTCGGTTCCGTTTGTTGGATAGAATTAGGCATAACCGGGAAGGCCAAATAATCAATCGTTTTGCCATCCCATGTAGTCAATTCCAAACCTATGATATAAGCCTCAAAATCATTTGGATATAAGGCAGATAGGCCAGCCCTTCCGAGTTGGCCTAACAACCTCTGATATCTATTTGTTGATACTTGAATGCTCATGTTCCTAACTTTCTTATAAATATAGTCAAAATTTTATGAAAGGCCAACCCTAACCGGGTTTTTATTTTCAATTTGACCATTACGGCATCGGAACACTGATATTAGAAATAGCCTGCAAATTTGTATCTATCATCACTACTACACTATCAATCGCAGCTTCCGCAGCAGATATAGAAGAAGATACTACAAAAAACTGTAAAAATCCAAGTGGAGATATTGCCATCATTAATGGAGATAGCGACGTAGCGAGAGTCAAAATCTTCGCATTGAAATTAAACATTGCAAATGCAGCACCCCCAGCATTTGGAGGAATGGTTGCTAAATACCCTGCTGTCGCTGCTGCTGCCATACCTGCTTCCGTCCCTAATTCTGCAACATTCTGAACAAGTGCTCCCGCCTGAGCAGATAACACATCCAATGCCTGCAAAAATTGTTCCTTCATGTCTTCCAACATATTCCCCAAAGCAGAATCCAATTTCATCGCATTGTCATACACCGTTTTATCATCTGGATCAATATCATCCAAACTCTCAAAATCCGGTGGTGTGCCATAGACAATCAAATGTGCAGTCTTACGCCCATCATTCCCACCAGAAGCCTCATCTTGTTCCTTATATCCACTCGTCACATAAGTATATTCCTCAGCTATCTCACGTTGAGACATCAACATAGCTTCAATCTGTGCCCGAAGATTTATAGGTGGTTTGGATAAACTCTTAATCGTCTCTTTAAGATGCTCTACATCCTGTTCTAATTGTGAAGCCATTAATTATCCCTTTTTTATGTTCTTATTTACTCCATGTGAAAGCCCGTTAAACGGACAATTCGTAATGCAATTCAAATTTCCAGAAAGATTCGGTATTGCCGATTGTGGTGTGGCATTCGTTATGACCGTCTGTTTGGCAGTAATTGTAACCGTTCCAGATTTCACGTCAATCGTAGCAACATCATCAGAATTTACGTCCTTAACATTAATCTGCAAATTCTCAAAGGCATTAAGATTTATCACCTTATTTGCAGCCACATTAACGTTCCCTTCAGACTCTACATTCACTTCGGCTTTCTCGTTCCCCGAACTCTTTATAAAAATCTTTGATATGGTCTTTGAAAATAGCCTAAAGAATAACGTACCTTTCTTCGGACTACCACCAACAAAAAACCCGCCATCCTTATCATAACTGCTAAAGAACTTTTCCCCCTCGCCATTATCCTCAGAGTAATCGTCCGCATCAAGAGTTCCTATGACGAACGGCTTCTGGCGGTACATATTTGTAGTGAAGATAACTTTAGAGCCTAATTCTCCTACATTCTCCGGGAAAAAGACATTCTGAATTGCCTCGTTCGTTATATAACACTGATGATATACAACGGCCCCACGATCATCCAAAACACTCACCCGTTTCTTACGAATACAGGTAGCAACAAACTTATCCCTATCTACACCAGTAGGGATAAGAATATTACCAAATCCAACAGTATCCGGTCTATTTAGTTGCCTTTTCTCGCTGACTCCACGCATAAGACATATGTTTTCTATTTATAAACCAATCAAACACCTCGTCATTCATACCATAATTCGGCAAACCAGTATATCCAGATTTACCTTTAAGATTCTCAGATTTCATCATATGAATCTTCATCTGGTCAATATTCGCTATACTAAAATAATTATAATTGACTGGCGGTTTTTGTAACGTTAATTCTCCCCCTTCAACAGTATAAATTTCTGTATTTCTATCGTAATCTTTAATCTCAAAATCCCTATTTTGCTTCAATATATCAATAAACATCCCCCTCTCCACTTGAAGAGTCGTTGTTCTATCTAACTGCTCCCCAAGAGATATACTATGAGATACCCCATTAACATAAAATAATTCTCCAGTTGGTTCAAATAAAATATATGACCCATATTTAATCCTTCTATCTCCATTCATCGTAATTGTACCTCTACGAGTAAATGGTAAATGCACAGTCGTCTCTATTGCGAATAACAAGTCGTTTACATAGGCTTTACGAAACGCATCTTCATTCCGATCTTTAGGGACAGAACGAGTTGCATCACAAGAAAGATAAATATCCGGAATAAGCATCCTTTTTGTCCCAAACCTATCTGCATATTTAGGGAAATAAACGATTGGAGCATACACCATAGAAATAAACTGCTCATTCCCTAACAAAGCATTCTGAGCCTGGAGTTGGTACATACAATATGCCCTATCATCAAACTCTAAAGAAGTTTCATAAACATCACCAGCAGAAACATTAATAAATAACTCTTTATCTATAACATTATAAACATCGGTTCTCGTGAATGGTGGTTGCCGTATAATCAAATCAAATTGATCCGTATAAGTATCCCCAAATATCTCTACGAATGGGTCTTGACAAATACGATTCAGCATCTCAATCAACGTGCCCTGAGAATTAGATAGTGACCCATCCACCAAAACACGTTCATCCAATTGTTCATCCACATTAAGATTTACTATCTGCCAAACACCTTTAACAACCTCATCAGATTCCTTGAGACGGCTATTTCCGATTAACTCATATTTCTTAGTACGGCGATCCCCAAATGAAGAAAAAAGGTCATCCGGAACAATACCAATATTTGATAATTGATTTATAATAAATGATGAAATCTCTAAAATCTTCCTAAATCCGTATGCCAACCAATATTCAGAAAAATCGCCTGAAATTACATTTCTACGAACAACCCCATCCCCGGTACTGCCACCAAATAACCAATGATCCTGATCCCCCTGTACATATTGCAATGGAATAAAATAAGAGGCATCATCCATCAAAAGTTTGGTGAAATCCCTTCCGACAATACTAACAGTTTTATCTACAGAAGTGTTTCTTTGAGTTATACTACAAGAATCAATTAACCCAATCATATCCCAAATAGTACCCCCATTCTGAGTCGATAGCTTACTTTTTGGGATTTCAAAATAACCATTCAAATACCCCTGTTTGTATTGAGTCTTTTCTGCTGCATCAGAAATTTCTTTTCCATCCGTTCCGGACATCCCCAATTCCTCAAAACGAATAAAAATTAAATCATTTGGCTGCACATAATTTTCAAAGAAATCCATCATATATTTACCAAGATACATAATAGGATTCTCTATATAAATATTATCCCCACCAATACCAATAGCACCGAAAAAATTTATAACATTATTTTCATCGGCTTCATACAACTGCATCGGAGAAACATTTATGCTAAACGCCCCGACACCTGCATTTTTATTCGTAGAGGCAAACTCCAAAAATGGTGTAATATTAAACACCTTATCCAAAGCACGAATATAAATCCAAACTTTGGCATTTAACGGAATAAGGCTGCAATCAAAAGGAACATATTTACCCTTCTCTCCAATAAAAGTACCTTTCTCATCACGATCTTTAAATGGCCTCCAGCTCTTATAAAACTTATCCATCAAAAGAGCCTCATGATTCTTATTCCAAAAAGCACTATAATCGTACTGTTTTAAAAAAGAATGATCCCCAAACAAATCTTGAATATCCACAAACATATAATCTGTGTCTAATAACAAATTTGTCCCGGGCTTAATGTAAGGTGGATTTTCAGCCTTTATTTCAGCTTCATATTTCTTCTTTTCTTCTTCAGTATATTGAGATACTATATTTTCAAAATTAGTTGTTTCTGGGAGATCACGGTAAGTCTTATCCGACTTATCTTCTGGTATGGGCTTCAAATTCAAAAAATCCTTATCCGTCATTTGTTCTTTCCCCTCTTTTTGCTCAGGGAATTTTTCTTTAACAAATTCAGAAACAGGAATATTATCCGCTCCTCTATATAGATAATTCTGTAACATTATTCATCCTTTGTTGTTAAGGTCTTAATCACCTGATTAAGATAATTATGCCGATCTGATGCACTGACAGAATATTTAGTAGCTAATTGAGCTCGAGTCAATTTATTTGCTTCTTGTATTGATTCAGTCAAGGCATCAATTTTAGCAGCCGTTTCTTGAATATCAGTAGCAGAAGGTCGTTCATATTTCTCACCACTACCACCACCAGTCAAATCAATATCCCATAATTGCTTTACAAATTTAGTAAAGTTATCAATAACAGAATCAAGGACAGGAACTAATTTTTCTCCCCAACTGGTAAAGGTATTGCTAAATGCAATAGAAGAAGCCGTTACACTACCCGCAAGATTCTGAATAGGTATTTCTTCAGCTCTTGATTTTATATCCCATATTTGATCAGCAGGTATTTCTTGAACCCCCCTACCAGTCTGGGAAAAATCAAACATATCTCCATATCCGATTCCCATATTATGTAAAGCAGCCTGATATCCAGTAGTTCCAGGACCACCAGTTACTCTCTGCATATATTCTAAAAATGCTTTCTGGAAATCTGGGTTCGAAAGATTCTGTTGAATCCAGCCCATCACTTCAAAAGGAGTTGCATTTTCGCCACCCGGCATAACTTCACGGGCAACCTGCATCCTCATATATTTTATCTGATCATTGTTATCACCATTCGCACCAACCAAACTCTCAAACACCCGGTTCAATTGTTTTACGTCCATACCAGTAGCGGTCTTAAGAGACGTAAACATATCCATCAAACCATACCCATCTATCTGTCCAGTTTGCTCTAAAAGTTTCTCTGAAGTCTGTGAATATAAATTCATATATTCTGACATCTGGGTACGAATTTCTGCTTCAGTTGCGCCACTCTTACGAAGAGTTCCATAAATCTCCTGTAAAAGAGAAACTGTATTTGTACCCTGTCCATAAGAAGACACCTGCTGTAAATTATTTACTGCACCCGGATCAATTCCATAAGAACGGCTGATTTGCAATAACCTTCCAGAATCACTAATCGCTCCACGGCCACCAGATAAAATCTGAGCCTCGGCTTGAGCCCCCTCTTGGACATTCATTCCTAATCTGGCATATAAACCAGAATTACCCCAAGAACGACCCATTCCTCTTCCTATGCCACCCCCCAGGACCTGAGATATACCAATAGCACTCTTCTCATGCTGTTCTGCAAGGCTAATAGATTTACCAGCCAATGCACCAACAGCAGCAGCAACCGGATCAGAAAGACCTTCAAATAAAGCCCCTGCTCCACCTAATACAGCCCCAGCACCAATAGCAATCGGATTTCCTGAACGTGCAACTGCACCACCAGCAGCCGACATAACTTTCCCGATTGTATTACCCATCGCCCCTAACACCATAGCCCCCATTTGAGCAGCGAGCTCATAAATATTAGAAGAAGAACCCATACTGGCAGCCATACCAGCAACAACAGAACCAGTCCCCCCACCACGAACCTGACGTCCAGTAGGAGAATATTTTGAATCATCGTCTGGCTGTTTTGTACCCATATCCCGAACAACATCCAAGATATCTTTCAATATCTGAGCTATCGCATTACTATTTCCAGGAATATCTCCACCTGATCCAGTAGGGACGGCCAAAGGAGACCCACCAATCTGAGGAGAAGTGGGTGCCTGCATCAACCGATTCCGCTGCTCCAATAAATCAATCTCCTTTTGGAGTTGTTCAATATTTCCAGAAGTGATCCCGGTGAACTCCCGCCCTATGTTGACGAGTTCTCGCATTAAAGAGACAGCGGACTGACGTAGTTGATTTAACTGCGTTGTGTCGGCCGTTACCCTTATTCTCTTATCTTCTCCTGCCATTCTCTTTATATATCGCTTGGTAAGTTAGCCAATTCTTCCCGTGCTTCCCTAATCCACGCCTCTTGACGTTCTTCGGGAGTCATTTCTTCGGGTGATTTCTGTTTTAGGAATTCTCCTATATTTGGAACGTACTTGTTTTCTTCCTTTTGCGCTGCCAGCATTTCATCAAATAGCTGGTCTTCCTCAAACTCCAAAAGCTGATCCAAGAAATTAATTTCCCGGTGAGCTGATGACATAAAAGGGATATTGTGTTTAACCCTCCACCACCTGTCCACCGGGAAATTATTATTCCAACGAATAAGGAAATTCCGTCTCTCTTCGCTGGTCATATTTGCCTACTTTTTTTCTTGTTCCTTCTCTTTAGGTTCCTCTTTTTGTGGAATTAGGATTTTGGTGAACTCATTGAGCTTTGGGGTTACTTGATCAACGTAAGCCTTGCGGATCATAGTAAAATCCTCGAGGCCCAACTCGCTAAAATTCTTCACCATCAAATCTTTAATGAATTCCGGACACAAGATTGTGAGCGTCGCTTCAATATCGATCATATCACAGGCAGAAGCAGCAGATACGGTAACGGCTTGCGACAGGGAATTATAAAATCCCCTGCCGAGAGCCTGTTTCATAGCTTCTATCTGATAATACTGACCAACGTTCGGAAAGGCCATATTATACGTCTTCCCTTTAATTTCAAATTGCCATGCAGTTTCCATAATTGTCTTTTATTACGATTTAGTTGTAATCGGGTTCAGATAAACACCAGAAATATTAAAGCCTGAAATCTGGTTTTCTTGCAGCGTAAACGATTGATTGTTTACATAGCAAGGGTTCAGATTGGCAATCGTCTTCCCGGTATTGTCAACTTCCGTAATCAGTTTATTCGTCGGGTCGCTTGCTACGATAGTTTTAGCGAAGATGAATATCGAGAACGGGAATTCACCCATTGTAAGCGTGTTCAGAACTTGAGTAACGCTTCCGTAACGGTTCACCATTTCTTTCAATTCAGGCCGATCAAAATCAATAAAGAATTGATCAACCGTAAACGTACAATCAATTGACAGGGCGGGAACTTCCTGTTTGTTCATGTTCCCTAAACCCTGCACATTTCCACGAGTTATATTCTCTTGAAAGGTCAACCCACGTACATACCCAGCAACAGCATTCCCGAACCGAATATAGGCTTTCGGGGCTGTAAAGGTTATCGGAGTGTAATCTGCCATTTTTATAATCTATTTAGTTAAATTCTTAAGTCATTGATCTACCGGAGAATGAATCCCGTAAAGAAAATCTTTGTAATTTCTGAGTTCACACGAATGTAGTACGAAACAAAATACGCATCCTCCTGACGAGTAACCGTGATATTCTCAAAGTCCAAAATCAGGTTGTCTTGAGTTTCCGTTGCAACTCTGGACTGCAAATAAGACTTCGTCCATTGTTGCAAAATACCGGGGCTCAGAGTATTAATATTCACACCATTTTCATCCCCTAAAAGTTCTACCTCAGCATTGTAAACCAATTCCCGGTTGATCTGTTCAACTATACGCATGAACTGTATAGAGAAGGACTGGCCGTTTCCATTAAATAACGTCTTATTATCCTGCAAGGTATTAATCCCCTGAAGAACAACATTACGTCCAATATTCGGATTAGGAACGGTAAGCAGAACACCAGCCTGAAGAGCTTTCTTCTGCTGTGCATCCGACGGAATGTGAACTAAGATATCTACACCGATACTCTTATTGGTTACAGGGATATACGGTGGCTTACCTAACGTCCTGCCTAAGATAGCACACATATTGTACATAACCGTCCACTTCCGATACCCCTCAGCAGAAAAATCAGAAGCCAAACCGACATCACCGTGTACCAGTTGCACAAACTCACTATTAAAAGTCTTCGCCAAAGCAAGAGACTGATCAAACTCCGCTTCGGTACCGTAACCACCTATCCAAAGGAACCGACGGAACTGCGAAACATTATTAATGTGACGCAATATCTTACGAGTTACCGAACTATTTGCATTCTCTCCGTATTGGTCCGTACAGATAGCATTATAGTCCAGATTGGTAATTTGCTCCAGAACTAAATCAATATCCGTAGAATTATACGTTTCCGTCCCACCAGTAGCAAGAATATAAGCTGCCGGGTCTGTAATATTCACATCAGCGGAAGTAACTTCACCAGTCCCGGTCACTTTAGACGAATCTGCGTCCAACACAAAACGAAGACCAAAATTGGTATCAGTTTTAGCCCATTCAATCAGAGTTGCAATATTGTCAAACTCCGGTGACTGAAGAATAAGTGTAGGAGTCGCATTCGCTTGATCTACTTCTCCATAAGAAATTCCATCTGCAGCCGTACCCGTATAGGTGCCAACCCAGAATTTCATCACCCACATATTCTCGTTATCTGGAGATACTTCCAACGTATATCCGTAACCCTGCGAAAGGATATTCCCCACTTTCACGCCATTTGCATTAACCCCCTCATCTTTGGTAAATACTGCAAACGTACCACCATTTTCTCCACCACCAGTAGCGGTAAAAGTCATACGGGCCGAAGTCGTCGTGGCTGCACGTACATAGTACAGCTCAGAAATCCCTTCTGCTGCTGGGTTATTTGGGTCAGGGAAGAACAGGCCCTCGGCCATCTTCCACCACATACCGCCTTTCACAAACGATTGGAACTCAGAGAGGGTACTGAACGAGTAAATAGCCTTCTGTCCAGAGGCTTGCTGTCCGCTTATACCTGCTCCACCACCATATCCGGCACCAAATACTCCGGTGTCGATAACCAGCAAACGACCGTAATCTAACGATCTGGCTGCACTTCGTTCACCTGATTTTATGGTCGAATAGGCTCCCGGGAGGGTAACTTGTTTATTATTAAAATAGAAAGTTGTCGCCATATCTTCAAAATGTTTTTCTGTTTATTATCTGATAATATAGTAAAAATTTCGTCAAATTAAAAATTATTCTACCCGTTTTCTGGAATAATGTTAGGCCAGTCAAACTCAACCTTATTCAAGAACACTTGTTTCTCAATAGAAGGGATTGAATATTGTGTCCGTAACATAAGCGTAATTGATCGCAAAAACACCGGAAAAGGTATTATCTGCGTATTGACCATAAGCTCTTTCATTCCAAACGAAATAGACGTGTAACTCTGTGCAAGAGTATTGTAAGCCCCCACAAAAAACGAATAGATAACCTCGGAAAGAAGGATACTTTCTATCATATTTACACTCACACAAATCACCTCAAAATTGAATGCCTTTCCATCCAAGAATTCAAACCTGCTACTTGAAGGTCTTTGAACAACTTGTGGCATCTCTACACCAGTTTCCCGGCCTATGGCATTATCCCCATTATCCCGGGACGGCTCCCGCAAAACAATAACCGGACACATCTGGACATCCTTTGGGAATTCCAATGCCACCCTCAACCTCTTAGAATCCTTTGGGCCTCGCAAAAATATCTTCTTTGCCTGCTCATAGAAATCATAAGAACCATCTTGGACCCCGTTTAATAACTGGTAAAGCCATGTTTCCTTCTCCTGTTCTGGAGTAGTGGCCTGTAAAGAATCCGTACGGATATACTCTAACCCAGCCTCTAATATTTGTTTTACCCGAATTATTTCCATTATATACTTTTTAAGAAACTATCAATTGCCTGATCTGCCACCGCTGGAATCCTGGAAATATTCACTGCATCATCCATTAAATGCAACGCATGAAATCCGGGATGAATCCAACTATTCGGGTCTGAATTATTACTTACCCTGCGGAACGTAAAATAACCACCCCGCTTCTTCTCATTCCCAGAACTTGTCTCTACACGAACCAGCCCCTCGTATTGAGCCGTTTTATGCTTATATTCTCCCCAAATCTTATCTTCAGTACGTATCTCTTGACGAACCCCCTTAACTCTATATTGCTCCGGTAAATCGCTAATTTTAAGAGGTGCCGTCGCACCCTTTGCAATATCATAAACTTCCCGAGGCATTGTAGAAGCGAACAACGTTGATTCTGCTACTGCGTCTGAGGTTGCATGCCGAAACGGAATCGTAAGGTACCAGCCATTCTCCGTAATCTTCCTCTTATCTGATTCCCCAAATCCGGTCTTCATATCAAACGGAGAAGCCCCATCCTCAACCATCATAGGAAGAGGATTATCCGAGTTATTACTTAAACCGAATACAACCTCTGTTTCACTTACACGATCCATATACATGGCTCGTTTGTAATCCTTACGGGTTTTCTTCAGTTTTTCATTGACGAGGTTTTCCCAATTATACATATACTCATACGCAATGCTGTCAATAATGCTCCTTCCAAGGTCAGCACTTTGTTCCTTGGAAAGAGCAAATTCCTTTACTACATCCGTTAAATCTATGTTAATAGGTATCATTTTCTATCACCCCGCCCCCATCATAATTTGGCCGATCTTGGATAATAAGGTGAGAACGCCTTGCAACGCCCTGCAAAGGCATCTTGATTTGTTCAAAAGAACCTTTCGTGCTCTGCTTCAAAGACGAACGCACCTCATGAGGAACATCTATAATCTTATATTCAATCCTATGCTTATAAGATACAGATATAGAATAATTTACAAACTCTGCAGGAAATTGTGTCATATCAAACTTGACACAATATTTGTTATCCGTAGATACCGAATATGCAGCCTCTGAAATTTTTACTAACGGCTGATTATCTGCAACAAATACATACACTCCATAAAACTGGATAGGTGCATATGTACAGAAACACCACCCTTCATCCCCAGAAACATTCAATTTCAAAGTTTCCGAAAACGTCGTAAATTCTTCTTTCAGGGTGATGCGGTTATAAAACTCAATAACCTCTCTTTGAGAATCCTCTACTGTCACATTTACGGCACCAATCAATTCTGGAGACCATTCCCGATATTCTGTATCCCGGTTAAGAGACGTGATCAACGCCCGGCATTCTCGCGGTTCAATATAAAAGAACCCTACTCCACCACAATTCTCACAGGTAGGATGAGGCCCCATACCACCAGAAGAACACGGGCAACGGACAGCCCGTTCACTCACGATCCAATATCCGTGAGCAAACAAGGCATTATTGAACTCTCTTGGTTTAAAATAAACTTGAGGAGTTCCCGTTAGATTCGGCTGCTGCTGAATCACCGATGGTTTCTTTTCGCCAGCCATTATATTATAAAATTGAAATTATACCCATTATAAGAATCTTTTCGCCCCAAACAACAATCAGAAATCAATCTCCTACTATTTGGAGATAACCCTATAAATATAGCACATTCTTGGATAGAATCAAAATCTTTTTCCAACCCATTGCCACTAAGATGAACTCTTTTACTTCTCATCTTCTTAATAGATAAGATAGCGGATGGATTATTTTTGTAAAATTCTTTCTTAGATTTTGACATCTTATCCCGGACTTCTTGCTTTTTAGATGGATTCCGATCCCCAGCTAAAGCACCTGGATGATCTTTATGCCACTTTAAAACCCTTTCCCGATTTCTTTTACAAAAATCTTGATCTCTTTTCTTTCCCCAAGAAGGATGGTTTTCTCCCGAAAAATCAACATGGTTCAAAGACATCTTTTCTCTTGTTTTCTTGGTATGTTTCTTTCCATAGAAAGGATTATTTTCACCCTTAAACATTTCAGACAAACGTTTACGCTTTTCTTCAGAAACAGAGTGATTCTTCCAATATTCTTTTTGAGAAATTGAAAGTCTTTCTCGAGATTCTTCACACCATCCGGGGGAATAACCACCAGCACACAGATTCAAACACAAAGGGTCAATTTCCCACAAATCTCCAACATAAATCTTCTCGCGTTGATTGAGTAATTCCTTGGTAGGTACTATCTCTAAAATCTGCTTTACATACGTTCCATTAAATCCGTACTTCTTGAAATAATCTTTAATCAACTTACCAGAACCAGTATAACGATCCATATCTACATCCTTACCCTTATATCGTCTTTGTCCGATATAATAGTGGTCTTTAAATGAACCACATAGGCAAGTAATTTTATAGATATAACAAATCATTATAAAACTGCTAACTTGATTTCATCATAAATCAATTTTATCCTCGGGATAGTAGCTTTTAACTCGCGCTCATATTGGAGAAGCCTGGCGTTATACCCACTCGAAGTTGCTGAGGCTGTGCTACTTATGGATTGACTCAACCCGTCCACACTTAATGACTGTCCAGCAATACCAGCCCCAAGAATAAGGTCACCAGCAATCCCGAGAGGACCAAACGTGGCAATCTTCCCCACAACATTCATCAAATCGTAAGGTAAATCATCCAAATCAAATCCGGTCGTATACTGGAAATCCCAATAGTCGGGAATATTGGTAAATCGCTGCATACCTAACTGACTTGTAATACCAGTCAAGATGACGTTTGCATTCGCCTGCACGGTGGATGCACCAGTAGGGACAACCGAAATTCTTCGGTGCCGTACCCCGTTACTATTGTCATTAGAACGTAACCACGACTCCGGGTATATGATTTGTTCTATGTTGTTCAACATCCCTATCAAAGACAGGGGTTTTTCCACCGGGAATCTTGTACGGATTATAGGGAAGTTCTGCCAGTAATCATCACGATAATAACTGGTATTCTCATACTCTATCAATTGCTTCTTAAAACGGAGATTAAAGAAATTCTCAACTTCTCTTTGGGCCGAACGGATATAGAATTCCATGGCTGAATCAGAGAACGCTTCCCCATCTAAAGAAGTAATGTCAATCCCATACAAATACAGGGAGAATACTTCTGCCGGAGTAAGTATAATCCCTGTATTCACCCGATACTTGACTGTTATATTCAGTGTCGGCATTTTTGATATTTAATTAGTTATTCCACAGCCTGAGCGTCTAATGCTTTTTGTGCAGCATAAGCCACCAGTTCGTCTTTCTTCATGCGTTCCGGTTTATCTTCCTCAACGTACAACCCTACCTCTTTGAGATACTCTATAATTTTCGTCGCAGAAAGATCCATAAGCGTTTCTTTGATCTCCTCTAACGTAAGAGGTTTTTCTTCCTCTTTTGTTTCGGCAGAACTCTCTTGCGCCTCAGCAGAGGGGGCAGGTTCTTCTTGTTTTGTTTCCTGCGGAGCATTTGCTTGTTCTGGAACTTGAGTCGCAGGATTCTCCTGTAATGGAGTTGTAACGGCTTTCAGTTTTGCCTCGGCTTCTTCCCACAGACGCTTCCACCCTAAAAGATCTTTCTCCAAAGATTCAATCTTATGATCTTTTTCTTTGATAGAATTTTTCAGACCAGTCACTTCCAACTGATGCTGATCAACAAGTTTCTGCATATCTTCTGTGAGCAATTTCTCAGTAGAAGTCTTTACAACTGGCTTCTCAGCGTAAATATTTGCATACCCCTCAGCAAGAATTTTCTTACCAACAGATTCCTCTACCTCTACAACACCCCCAACGAATTTCAGCTTGTGTTTACCACAAACAATTTCTTGACCTGCGTATTTTTCCGAATACAGTTTCATAATTTTCAATTTTATAAGAAAAAGAAAGGGCGAATATCGTCATAGATACCCGCCCTTTTTATTAACCTTAAACTAACCCAGGACGGCCGATATTAACGATTCGGCAAATCTTACCGGGTTGATACTCAACCGGGGTACCATAGTTCAGGATCGCAAACCGACGACTCGGAGCCGTGATAGCAAAATCCATCTTCATGGTGTCGGCAACTTGAACATACTCCATGGTCTGAGCGTCGTTCACGTAAACCAGAGCCGATTTCGTACCAGCGATGATACGGTTACGGTCGTGAACTTCTCCGGCACCTGCACCGTCATAGCCAGCAGCCAGTTCAGCAACAGAAACAGAGAAGATAGGATAGAATTCTGCAACACTTGCATCGGTCACATCCTTAACCGTACGATAGATCGTAAATGCCTCTGCCGGATAGCTACCAGAAGTAGCAGCAGCAAATTTCAGCGTAACCGACTGAGTAGCGGTAACAGCCTGAGCACTCATATTGATCTGAGTCAGAGCAGACTCACCGTAACGGTTTACAGCAGCAACGGCATAGAAATAAGTACCAGCATGAGCCGTACCGAATTTCGTCTTGGTGTCGGTAGCTACTGCAATCGGGGTCGACGTGTCAGCAATAGGAGCGTCTGGAGCCTTGTCAAAGGTCTTACCAGTACCCAACTTGCGAGGGGTGCGGATATCGAAGAACTTATCGTTCTTAACGTCCACTTTACCGAACTGAGTCGTAATGTCGTTTACCGACTGACCCATAGTTGCACCAGTAACCGAACCACCCAGACCAACGATCACTCGTTTACTTTCGTGGAATGCCTTTACATAATCGTTAAAGACAACCGGGTTCGATATAATGCGGTCGATATAACCGTTTCGGTCGTTTACGACAGCCTGAGCAGCATCTTCTACCAGAGCGTCGTTCAGAACGGCACCGTCAGCGTTGATAACTGCAACGTCACCGAAGTAAGCGTCCAGAGCCTGTTCCGAGGTTTTACCCTGCATACCACCATAGATATCGTTGATACCGGTCAGGTGCTGACGGAATACACCGTCAAACTGAGCGTCGATCTTCGAACTGTCAGCGTCTACAAGGCGTTGGTCAATAAGGGTCTGCAACAGAACCGTCTTATTTTCCACTTCCTTGGTATACATATTCATACCACCAGCCAACGCAACTAACATAGCAGGGTGAGTAACCTGACCCACAACGCCCATAAATTTCGTTACGATGGATTTACGACGATACTGGCTATCCGTTTCCTGAGGGGTTTCGCCTTCAAGATTAAAGATACCAACATCTTGACCGTATTTATACAGTTGATTGTACTCATGAACGGTGTTCGTAATTTTTTGTTTCGGCATCTCCATCAGGAAAACCAACTGATTCAGACGGTTTTCAAGAACTTTCAATACCGGGTCGAGCGATTCGACCTTCAAGCCACCACCATTGTTGATCTGGTCGTTATACTGCATACCAGTTTCCAGACCTGCTTCCATGGCCTTAAGAATATCCTGGGCTTGAATGCTTTCTAAGAAACGGTTGGAATCACCACCCGCCGAATAATCATATAATTCCATACACTTAAAGATTTTTCTTGTTTAACAATTAATTAGTAAATTTTACTCCTCGTTCATACATCAGGCGAGCGGTTGATTCGCCGATCATATGGCAGTCCGGATTGGTCAAGAAGTTTTTGGTATCGTCTATCATAGACTTCTTGATATCCTCATTTTTTTCGCGGCTAATAGCGTCAGACAAAATCTGACGGGCCAAAGGGCGTTGAGAAACAATGTTCACTTCCATTTTACCCTTTTCGTCCGTTTCCATACTTTTTTGCAAAAGTGCAGCAGCCGAAACAGGAGCACGGAATGCGGGGGCCTGATCACCGATACTCTTCAACAGAGTTTCCTGACCATGTACCGATTTCTCAATACCTTCAAAACGGGCGTCGATCTTAGAAGAAAGGGCTTCAAAACCTTTGGTAATGGCTTCCACAACGGACTTCATAACCTCTTCTTTTTCTTCCTTCTTTTCTTCTTTTTCCTCTTCCTTATCTTCCTCTTTCTTTTCAGGTTCGTCGCTCTTTTCCAGCTTCTTACCCTTTTCGATCTCTTCCTCTTTCTTCGTTTCTTTCATGACTTCTTTCTTGTCACATGCCATCGCTTTTTCAATATCGATCCCACCACTTTCAATCATGCCGAGAATATATTGATCGCTAAAGCCAGCACCACGCAGCGATTTTACAATCTCAACGTCTGCATACTTTTCTAATCCTTCCATAACATTTAATTAATTAGTTTCCGTTAATATAATAATAGATTTGTCAAAAAACAAATTTTTCTCCCAACTTTTCCACACAATCACACAAAACTCTCTCGTTTATGACCTTATTTTGGAATTGTTTATAGAAAGTGGACAATTCCTTACCTACATTGATCGGAGTCGCTATAACTCGGAAATTTCGGTCAATAATGATATGATACCCATCACGGTCATATTCAAGAATAGGGGTGTTCGGTGCAAAAGGCTTTTCTGACTCAAACTCATAATCCACATAATCTGACTTCTGGACACCCTTTACAATGTCCATATATGAATTACCATTAACGGGATTAAAAGTCAAAGCCACGTTTGTAATAAGAGCCCTTGTAATCTTATTTTGGTTTTTCTTATCACGTTCAAGAGCCTTACCCTCTATAGACATCCCCGGCTTACGCTGGCTGCCACTTTCGCGCATCTCTAAACACTTGTCCCAAAATGCACGGGCCTCTGGAGATTTCTCCCACAATTTACCTTTGACGTAAAACTTATTACCGTCTACAATTTTTGCTTCCAAAGGTTCACCAATCCAATAACGTGATTTATTGGTGGGGCTGCGTGTAGGTAGGTGATCTAAATTGAAATACCCGTTTTTCAAAAAATAATCCAATTCAAATCCGGCTGGGTCCATAGACTCCTCTTCCATATCCGTAGAGTTGTCCGAAGCAATCCCCTCAAAGATCATGTTTTTATACCGATCCTCTTCAGTTGTATTTGCTCCAGACACACCCTTAGATATATCAAGGTCAAGCCAAAAATTAAATCTATCCTTCATTATTTCTTAACTCCACCTTCTAAAAGTTTATATTTTGCTTCGACCAAAGAAAGGTTATCCCAACTATCCCCAGAACTCAATTCAAAAACTTCAAACCCATTATCCACATCATAAGTTATAGCCCATTCCGTTCCACCTTTTCCTTTATACCCCTCCTGGCCAGGGTCACCGCCTTTTGGTCTGGCATTCCCAAAAAACCCTTCATCTTCCTTAACAAATTTAACTCCAAGATCACGAAATTCTTTGTTAAGAGATTTTACATTATATTTCTCAACTGCTTTTGCACCCTCTTCTTCTTTATAATCAAAAGAACCAGATTCAAATTCTGAATCAAAATCTTCTTGTTCCTCAGGGTCTAAAAGTTGATGATAAAATTCTTTCACCTTTTCACGTTCTCCAGTGACAATCGTATTACCATCTTTACCTTCTTTTATTTCAACCCCCTGCTTTTTAGCATCTGCCACAGCATCGTCATCTTCGTAAATAGAATCCTCAAAAATAAAAGTTTCAGTTTTCCCAGAAGATTTTTTATCTTTCTTTGGTTTTTCTTTAGAATCAAAAGAGCCAGCATCAAATTCCGCATCAAAATCATCTCTTTCTTCTGGATCAAGCAATTCTCTATAAAATTGTTTTACCTTTTCTCTATCCCCACTAACTAAAGAAACACCGCCTTTTCCTTCCTTAATATCAATGCCTTGTTTCTTAGCAGAAGCAACCATTTCTTCGTCCTCAAAAATAGCATCTTCAAAGACAAAAGAATTTCCAGAACCTTTACCGCCTTTTTTCTCTTTCTTTCTTCGTCCAAGTTCTCTTTCTGCTGCCTGTCTTACTGGGTAAGGAGTAGCAAGAGACTGAGCAGCTCTTTTTAATGCACCATCAGAAGCCTCTCTTGCTTGTTTATCATAATCAGAATCATCCTTTTTACCCTTTTCTCCTTCTACATCTTCAGGCTGTTTATCCTTACTGTACTTCTGTCCTACTCGACCCATTTTACGGTTCACAGCATTATCAGAATAATACCCCGTTTTCTGGGCCTTAAATATACTGTCCGCAAACTCAGCAACAGAAGCCACAACATTTTGATCATGTTCGCCAGCAGCACCAATAGCCCCCATCAGGGCCTTCGCAATTCCTTCCGGACCCAAATCACATTTCTTAATATCCGGATCAAGAGATTCTCCAGAACCTTTATCCGAAGCACCTGCTCCAACGGCTTTTTCAACCCATCCGTCGGGAAGCAAATCCGTCTTACCCATTTCTTTAGCACGTTTCTTAATCCATGCTTTTGCCTTTGCTTCATTTTTAGCACGGCCAACGGAACGAATAGCATCCTTTAAATCCTGCTCGTTACGAATAGGGAATGAACCGTCTGGCATGGCTTCCCCCTCATCCGCTAATTTCTCCCGTTCTTTACCTGAGAAATAATGTTTGTTAGCAGCCTTTACAATATCTGGATTATTCCGACAAATTTCTTGGAACGCAATAGGTGAAAGAACCCCGTCTTGAAGGCTCTTAATGATCGTATTTGCTTTCTTCATAGAATCCATCCCGGTTAATTTCTCAATATTGGTTCTGGCATTTTCATACTCAAATTTATATTGATCCAACTGGCAAAGAGGCACCCATGCCGAAGCAGCATGTTCCTCACTATTTAAAACGAGAGGTTCCTTATCTCCGTGTACATGAACACAGAAATATTCTATATAAACCCCGTCTTTCCGGTACTCACCCATCTTATCATACTGAACAATATGCCCCATCTGATTTTCCCGATTAGTAATTAAACCAGTTTCTTCAAACAGTTCCCGAGCCCCTGCATCCTTAAAATCTTCACCGGGCTCTACATGTCCACCGGGCAAACCCCAAAGGCCAGTATACCCACCCTCGGAATCCAGTCGCTGTAACAGAAGAATTTCACCCTTATCGTTAAATACAAGAGTGTCCGCAAACCGGGTTTCCCCTTGTTTGGATTTCATGATTTCAAAATAAAGTGCCTTGGAAATAACGCCTTGTTCATAACCATCACGGGCCACGAGTATAGCTTTAGTATCCAAAATGGCTTCAGAACATTCCTTGTCTGATTCTAATTTAGCCATAGACTTCTCAATAGAAGCCATCTCGTTACATGCTGCAACCACTTTATCAGTGTGCTCTTTCATGAACCGTTTGTACTTTGTCGGATCAATTAAACCATTGTCCGAAATGGAAGTCTCCATAGACTTCTGTATGGCATATTTGTCACCCAGAACGTCCGCTTCTTTTAAGAGCGCTTTCCTGCGATCATATAGAGACATATAATCTGCAACCTTTTCAGCTTCATTCTGCAGATTAAAGAATTTCTTCAAGTTTATCATATCTGAATATTTTGACTATTAATATACATAAAATTCTCTCAACAATTACACCTCAAAATTCAAATCTCCAACGGTGATCTTCACCTTGCTCTTACGTTGTACACGATTCTCTGAGGGTTTAGGGGCAAACTTCTTACTATCTTCATCCCATTCGTAACCCGGTGGAATGAACCGTAAATCGCACCTACAAAATGGATGGACAGTTCCTAAGACTGGTTTCCAGTCTTTAGATTTACGTCCTATATTAGTTCCGTTAGCCAACAATTCAGCAACGGTAAAAATCCTCGGCATGCTGCCTATCCCACCAGTTAAATATAAGGATATACAATGCCGACACGCTCCCGGGAATACATCAAAATAAACCCGTGCATCCACCCCGTGAACATCCATTATATTCTGTGCAGTACCCAGCGTATAAATGTTCTGGCACTCTGTTTCTACTATACGGCCCCAATCCTGATTCCAACTCTTTAACTGGTGTCCTATATTAGAAGTAATTTTTTGTACAGATTGACGTCGCAAAATACCGTCATCCATACGCTCTTTAACCACCTTAACAGTTTCCTGTCTCTTCGTTTCAACAAGGTATTCAAGCTCTCCCTCAGAAATAAACGTATTTAACGCCTTTTTCTGTCGTTCCCCCATACCCTTAATATATTCATAGGTTCTACGGCTGGCAGCACGATATTCGGCAATCTCTCTTGAAGTAGGTGGTGTATATTGCTTCTGAATAAGATACTTATTGAAATTGTTGTAATCTATCTGTGCAGCCTGTGGAACGGTCAATTGCCCGGTAAGCCTACCAAATAAATATGCTTTCCAATACGGAGGCAAATTAGACGCTATCTTATTGAAATCTATATTATGCTGCCTCAAAATCAACTTGTCCAGAGACGTCAACGATTCCTTTCCCAGAACCTTTGCAACCAAAACAATAATATTCCGGTCTATGATCCCGAGTAAACGGCTGATTTCTGATTCTGTAAAAAGAGACTGCATACTATTTACCTTTCTGCATTTTCACCATTTCCTTCACCAACTCCTCAAATGTAGAATTCTGGATAACATTGTACATCCGTTTAGCATCATCCTCATAACCGTTCACCACTTTAGGGAACCGAACAGGGTCTTTCAATTTACCCTGCTTAAAAACCGGACGGGCCGTTTTATAATCTACACCTTTGTATTCCTTTTCCATAACCAAAAGAAGGGCTCATGACCCCAAAAGAGTCTCAGAGCCCTAATTAATAGATCATTACAATGTTATTTCGCTCCCCATGTTTGGTCAATATAATCTAACGCTTTAGATAAAATCGGATTCTCTTCTTCCTCTGAGGTTTGTTGTTCGTACTCTGCAAAGACATTTTCGTTATCCTGTCCATCCACAAAAGAATTCATCCCTTCCCCGCCCATCATTTTACTCTGCTGTGCCGTTTGGTAGACTTGGTTCAAAATGGTGTCTTTATTCGGGTCAAAATCACGTCCACTATATTTCTGGAACATATCTTCCAAAGAGACCATACCATTGGACAATTTCTCTCCGTCTAATTTTACTTGCTTTTCTTCGTCCTCAACCTCAACGCCAGTAAATACAAATTCGTAATCTTCTGCAAGTTCGCTGACCAAATATTTATTGATGATATTCTGCAAGAATATAAGCAAAGGCTTCAACCCTTTGTTCTTACTGTGTTCCAAACGGGCTTTCTGTCCTTCCTGACCAAACATACGAGCCTGCTCTTGAAAATTAAATCCGAGCTCACTTGGATCAATACGGTAAACAGAACAGGTGAGAATAAATAGGAATCTCAACCATTCATTGAACTCCATGTCACGGTTCCCATGCTGCAAGTCAATCCACTCCAAATCTATACCCTGTATTACGGGGACTTTGTGTGAGTTCTGTACCCCCCGCATAGTCTGTGTCCATGCCTGACGGAACTCATTCAACGTGGAATTATCAATATTCCCACCCTTTATATTGATGAACCCTTTAGGCTGGGAACCCTGTTTGAAGAAATTACCGTTATACTGCATACCCCAAAGAATCCACGTCATGATTTCTATAAGGGTTTCGAGCTCGCTCGTACCGTATCCATTTTGGAGGATATTGGTGGACTTATTACGTATCCCATACCCTAACTCCCATGGATAGTACATAATCAACTGATCGGTCGTAGGATTCCGCAAAATCTGGTTATTCCAGACCATTGCATAACGGGGGAGATAACCTTTCCAACGGTATTGTTCAAATGCCTGTGCAAACCGGGGATCGGCCGTATCCAATAGACGGATCATGGCTGCGTCCACCGCTTTAAATTTACGCAGGTTAAACGATCTGTCCCGCACACATTCAAAAGTCAATTGATCTATGGTAAGGGAATCTCGTACAATCTTACGAACAAAATCCTGGAAATTATCAGTTGTTTCCCACTTGTCATTCAAGCCACCGTTCTCAAGGAACTCAACGATCTCTTCTGCCTTACGTTTCTCATCGTCAGAAAGATCAGTAGTATCCTCATCAAATATAGAACGTTTTTTACGAATCTGGAACCCTTCTTTTTGTTCGTCCGTGCTGAATTTTAGGAAATTCTGAACCTGTTCTACACGAGTGTTGATAATGGCTTTAATGATGGAAATATCTCCCATCTTCTGGAGCGTGTAGAACGTCGCCCCGCCTTTGGTGGCTTTATAGCCAGCCCCATCACTCGCACTATTCGGATCAAAAAACACGGATTTAATGTGGTTCTTGCTTCCACGCATGCTGTCAGCATACATATTCGCCTTCATCACATCTTCAATGTTAGGGGACATCAACTGGCTCTCATACTTGGTCTGGATTAAGGTGGGTAAACTCTTTTGGAGTAAATCCACCTTTTCCAGAGGCCATGCTGAAATTTCCTCTAAGACATTTTGTGTCTTTTGAACCGAAGTATTATTTTGCGGTTTTTTCTTAGCCATCTTTATTAATTATTTGAACCAGTATCATCCGCTGTTGTAAACGTCCACGGGCCAGATATAGAATCCTGCATATTAGGAACTTGTGTCGTAACTTGCCATTTATATTCTGTACTTGGTTCTGCACCAATTGCATCCCATGCCTGTGTCGTCTCACCAGAAACTCCAGATTCTGGAGTTTCAGCAGATTTCCACATCTTTACGAGATATTTAGTTGCATCCGGAACGGCATTCCAGGAAACATTCACATAACTACTATCAACTCGGGATACATCATACTGTCCATCGGTAGGTGCAACGGGAGTCGTAGTAGGTGCAACGGGCAATTCTGCTGTAACAAGTGATTCCGAACCATTTTCACCAATCGCTGTGAGGGTAAGGTTATTCTCTTTGGCAAACTCCACGAATTTTTCCTCGTTGATCGGGCCAACATTCCAATCCATTCCCAGAGCCTCTACATCTCCATTATAGCCTCTCGGGGGCCATTCTGTCACCGTGAATTCTTTCTGATCCTTTATACCGTCAGTGATCACCTCTACATCCAGAGAATTATCTAAATTTTGAAAGTGATAAGTCTTCATCGTCGTACAAAGTTAAGATATTGCAACCAATTCAACTGGCTCTTTGTCGTTTTCAACGGCCACCAGTCCAAGACTGTTTTTAGTGGCAAATTGGATGAACTCATTCTGGGTACGTGAAGTAACCGACCAATCAGGCATCAGGGCTGCAATAGCAGCATTCCATCCACGAGGAGGCCATTCCGTTACGGTGAATTGTTCTTGTTTACCCATAGCATCCGTAATCACTTCGCAATCGATGCTCTTGTCTGAATTGAAAAATTTGTATGTTTTCATCTTATTATCTTTTTAAAATTACATTTTCTTTAAACTGAAACCCCAAACCATAGTCGCCCCGCCTTGTCCATCGCCAGAAGCTACTAAAGGTAAATAAGGCAGCGACGCAATACCTGCTACAAATTCAACACGCATTGAACCAAACATGGAACTCCCCATAGAGGTAACAAACCCTAATTCTTCACTACTCATTTCAGTAGTGTTCCCCTCTGGGTCTGTATATATAGCAGCTACCTGAGTGATCCCGGTCGTCGTTGGCATTACCATTGCGACGTAGGCAGGTTTATAAAAACCAAACTCTAAAGAATAGGTAGCATCAACTTCCAAAGAAATATTCTGCTGCAACACCTTAACCCGGTTTCCAGAAGGAGTATTGCTCAAATACATTGCACCATATCCAGCGGGAGCATCTACTGATGGATAAACCCCCGGAGGAGTTACCGCCTCAGAAGTTACCAAATCCAAGAAAGTCCAAATATTAGATTTGGAAGTATCCGGAAATATAGTATCCTGCAACAAATTGTCTGGATCGGGTTTCGGGCCGTCTACAGCAAGTTCCCGAATCATATGTTCTTCAATAGCAACTAATGAGAAAGAACCTTGCACCGCAAAGTCCACCAAATTACCTTCGTTTATTTCTCCTACATTCCAGTCCGGAAACGCTATTTCCAGACCGTCTGGATTCTCAACCCGTGGAGGCCACTCTGTCACAAAAAATTGACGTTGATCTCCGCTGGCATCTGTAATGACCTCAGCCGTGTACGTTCCTTTGTCAAATTTATAAGTTCTCATTATACGGTTGCTTCTTGAGGTTTGGCACGGTAATACAATGTTTCAACCGTTAAATCATCGTTACGAACGGCAACCTCGGTCAGTGATTTTTCAATTATAGCTGCTTCCATATGTTCCTTTTCGGTCAGAACACCGGATTTATTTTTTGCAACCACATCGGCACGGAATGCCTGTACAGTCTTACGATCAAAAACCTCGTATTCGTGGCTCTTAACCAAATCGTCGAACTCCTTACGGGTTATTTCGTTTTTATTTGAGAATTCAATCATTTCCAATGGTTTTAAAATTATTTGATAATATACAAATATTTCCGCTAAAAACCAAATTCTTCAACATATTATATGCAAGAATAGTACTGGTACGCCTTACATCGTTCCAATTCCAATAGCCGTTCCCTCCAAATTTCCTGGAGATTAATGATTGACCTTCTCCATCTGTTTTTAGCGAGCCACCATCCACGGATTTCATCGTAACACAACTTTCCGGTCTTCTTACAATACTCCCGTAAATTGCCTAATTTTTGATGAATAATCTGCATTGTACGGAATGTCGCCTCATGGGATTTCATCGTTATCTTAGTAAAGAATCCACAGGCCCGTTCAACTGTATCATAATACCCATCACCCTTTTTCCTTTTCTTGTAGATAGTTTCCTCTCTAATTATATATCTAAAAAGCCCCAAACGCTCTAAGATAGCGATATGGGACTTTAATTTCGATTTTGTAGTGCAACCGATTATTTTACAAAGTGTTTGTTGGCTAACTTCCAAATTTGTTTTTCCGTACTGTTTAGATTTTGCAACTACAAATGCATATATCATAGCAGCCTCATGAGTCATTCTTAACCCTTCTTCCAATAGCTGGCTATTACGGAACCATGCTCCGATATAAAGTTTGTTTTGTTTTACACGGCTAAAAAAATTCTTTTTACCTTGGATCAATGATCCATTGATGGAAAGAAATTTACTGTTCGCAAATACGAACCGTTTTACCTCAACTTTATCTACGAATGATTTATAAGCGATATATTCAAAACGTTCCTCAATAGAACGGAACTGTTTTTTTCTGCTTCGACAGATTGTGTCAAAAATGAATTGCTCTCTGGCATTTAGGGATGGAAATCCCTCTTCGTTACAATAATACATAATTTTTGTTTTAAGATTAAAAGCTGAGCGGAGAATTCTTTTTGAAAGGTTTTAAAGAATGGGGACGGTTTTCACTCCGTGCCCCATTCAAAATCTTAAAACAAAATTTATGCAAAAAGAATGTGGAAATCTCTTCCCAACATTTAAAACAAATATACAAATCTTTTTCCCGTAAACCAAATTTTTCAATCAAAATTCCTCAGAAAATCGGAAAAAGTCCCGGCTCTCTTTTTCTTCCCCTCTATTAAACGAACGAAGTGAGTAATAGAGGGGGAGTTAAAAAAGAGTCAAATAATATAAACTTATATAGTTTCTTATATTTCGCAAATTCCAAGGCACACCCTACTGGAATACAATCATTTATATCTCCAATCCTTTTGTGCTATATTTTTATCCATTTGCACACAAGATAATCCTGTGTTATATTATGCCATTTAGAAATAAATGAGTATATTGTATATTCATATTCAGAGAAATTCGTAAAAGTCTAATAATTAAATATTTTTGTGCTATGAGTGAAATTCGGATAGAGAAGTATAGTTCCAGCACTTGTATCCCCTGTAAGGCATACAAGAACACAATGGACATATTCAAATTTAACAATCCGGAAGTTGTGGTAGAAGAAATAGAAGATGACCCCGAACGATTTAGTGCAGCCGGAATACGTTCCGTACCCACTACAATATTCTATAAAGACGGGGTGGAAAAATGCAGGTTCTCAGGAGCTTTAAACATGTCAACTCTTGAGGAAAAAATTAAAGAACTAAAATCTACAGAATGAAAAAAGTTTATATCATAGAGGGGCACCAGTACAGGAGCCTCTCTTCCCTTTGTAGGGACTACAACATCCCACGTTCAACGGTTCGTAACAGGCTAAAGGCAGGAGGGGGAACCTGCCTAATCGGTGGTGCAATTCTTGTGGAAACAGAACTTGAAGAAAGCCAGGAAAAGAAAACTGAACAACCAGAAAACAAGGTTTGGAATTCTTTACAGGCCCGGTATTCTCCACAGGAGCTTTCTCTACTGGCTGACGGCATAAACCCCGTACCAGAAAAACCAAAATTCCCCAAACCACAATTCAAGGGGAAACATTTCCGTATCGGTGCCATGTCCGACCTTCACATTGGTAGCAAGTATTGCAGTGATGAATATATACTGGCAGCCTTAAAAGTTTTTGAGGAAGCCAATGTAGATTTCATTACTCTGGGTGGAGACATAACTGACGGGCTCTCTCCTAAGAGACAAAAGAGTCAAATTTACGAGTTAAATGACATCGGCTATGTTGCTCAGCGTGATCATGCCGTTGAGGTCCTAAATCAGACCAAAATCCCCATTTATGCGATCGCTGGAAATCACGATCTATATTACCTGGAAAGTGCCGGAGCAAACATCGTGGAAGATATTGCCAGCCGAGTTCCTCATCTTACCTATATAGGTGACCACGAAGCCGACATAAATTGTGACGGGGTAACTGTTAAGGTTTGGCACGGTACGGACGGAAGCAGCTATGCAACATCGTATCGTCTGCAGAAAATCATTGAGGCGTTTAGCGGTGGTGAAAAACCTCATATCCTTCTCGCTGCACACGTCCATAAATTCTGTTACATCTTTGAACGGAACATACATGCGGTGAGCACGGGTTGTCTCCAAAAACAGACGCAATTCATGAGAACTAAGAGGCTTGCTGCTCACGTCTGCTTCTGTATTTTGGATTTTGACGTTAAGGACGGTAAAATTTGTAATTTTGGAATCCAAAACTTTCCATTTTACGCCTAATAACCTGAACCGACAAAAGTTTGATTATATTACTTGTGCGGTTCAGTTTTCATAATTGCTCGGGAGGGGCTTGTTTGGTTTAATATCAGACAGCCCCTCTTTCAATAAAAAAGCCCGGCAATTTTGCCGGGCCAGGAGCGAGGGTGCTGGAAATGTAACAGTAAACTAAAAACCCTAAAGTCCATGAATGGGCGGATTCGCCTGAAAAAGATGCAGCCTCGTTCCCTGTTGTTAATTTAACACTTGATCTCCAATAGCAAAACAAATATACGGTCAATTTTCCATATTCCCAAACATTTCATCAATTTTTTTTACCTCTCTTGCAAGTTTCACGAACCTGTTATAGGATATCCGTTCATACTGACGTTTACTGTGGAATAGTTCCCGATCATTTGTAGAGAGAAACATATATTTCTCCGTAAAAAAATCATACGTCAAGAACAGGTATCTGTCCTTTAGATTTATGGGTTCTTTTATGCTGCCAACCCATTGGAATCCTATGGTAAATAAAATTTCTTGAACTCGTTTGCTCTGTGCGGGAGTAACCCGCATTTTTGAACATGCTATGTGTCTTGAGAATACGCTGCCTGTCATAATTACTTTTTCCGTTTGAATATCCGTGCCAGCCACCAAAAGAGGCCCGGCTTTTTATCCAAATCAGAAGTAGTGTCACGCTCAGACATATTCCCAAATACTCGCTCTTTGCAATCGGTGCATTTTGGTTCAATATGAACCTTTAACCGTTTGCGTTCATGTCGGTAAGAGCGGGTTAAAATCACAAAGATATTCTCCCGTGTGAAATTGAGTTTCGCAATTTTATAGCTGTCCAAGACTTCTCCTTGCACACGTACAATGTACCCGGCATCGATCATTCCTCGGATTACTTTCTGAGCGTACTTTACGGACGGTGCATTCCCTCTGATCCATTTGTAGATCATATTAAGGCTGCTCCAGCCGCGACCTCGGTAATACTGGCTAACCAAAACTCCGAATAATTGGTCAGCATGGCTTCTGATTTGTTCTGATTCTGTTTTCATCATTAAAAGCAATTTATATAATTAAATTGGAATTACCAAATTCATTTCACGGAGTTCCACAAATCTTGGTCCAGTTTCAGAACCTTGTTTCGGAGAATATTTAGGTGGCTTTCAAGTTCCTCTATTCGCTGTTCGTGCTGTTGCAAAACTTGTAAAACCGAATCAAGTTCAATTTCGGGGGTAGAAGGAAGGCCGTCCTCAACGACTTCTACATCGTCAAGAACTGGCTCCTCCTCTACTGTTATTGTTCGGCTGTTATATACAACCAGCCCAACGAACACAACCACGAGAGTAACAAAGACACCATAGATGATCTTCTCTGTGTGACCCATTTTACGGGATGATTTTGTAGTTGTGTTTTTTGTATTCATTTTCAATTTGTGCCATTGTGCGGATCACCTTACGATAATACCAGTCACCGATTATTGATTTTCTGCTAAAATTACCCGGCCCGAGGTAATGAGAAATTATGGCCTTATGAATGTTCTGTCCGGGGTTGTAGAAGCCCTGAATAATATCGAACATATAACGGGTCTTCACCGGGTCTGTCCGGCAATCAAGCGTAAAGTATTCTTCTCCGAGTATACGGTTTGCATCCCGAACATATACTTCTAACGCTTGGATATCTCCCGTTGCAGTACTCCGAATATTCCGTGCCTGTGGATTATTACCACTTTCGCAGATTTTTATAGCCTCGTACATGATATCCCACCTGCTAACCGTCGGTTCTACATAGGCTGTAAGAACGATTTCCGGTTTAGGTGCTACAAAGAGTTCTTTGATCGTTTTCCATGCAAGGTATACAAAGAAAACGGCGATGATGACGAATAATGTGTTATAAACTGTCCTTTTCCACTTCATCTGTCTTTAAATTTGTTAATACTAAGTTCCCAAAGTCAATTACGACTTTGTTGCCGTACAAGAAATCGCTGCCGATAACTCCACGGACTTTCCGTCCTACAAAAGAACGTAATTTACCGATATCTTGAACCATAAACGGCTGAGAATAAGTAACGTCTCCAATAATAAATTCCACGTTACGCTCGGTCTTATACTGCTTCTGTTCCGTTCCGCTGAACGTGATCATGCTTCCACCGTCGTCCACGTACCAGATACCCTCACGGTCAGCATATTCTTTGTCAATGACCGAAACACTTGCGCCAGTATCCATAATAAACGTTTCCGGCTTGCCTTTCATCATAACCGTAATAAACGGCACACGATCAAAGACAAATGTTCCGTCCACGGGACGAGGTTTGCTTTCACAGGAATGGGTCATTAAACCATATAACAGGCAAACGACAGCCATTACAAACAGGCTTAAAAATCTCTGTTTCATCATATAATTCCATTTTCTTTTAACATGTCTTCCACTTTGGCCCAACAAATGAAAGGCCGTGCTGACATTTCTTCAACGAATAAAGTAGGTGCTCCGAGTGCAGCATCGTCAATGTAAATTTGTGCGTACACTTTGGGAGACGCTGTCCATGATTTCTGGTCCGGATTTTCGTTTACCCCGTATAGAGGGATTTCGTTTTCGGTAAACCATGCCACCGCTTCTTCAAGTTCCTTTCCGGAACGCATAGTATGCAGCACAATTTGATGGCCTGCATCTACTATTTTCTTGAGAACGGGAACGGCCTTAATATCCACCCCTATTTGGGGGTATCTATGGGTAACGACCGTTCCGTCAAAATCAACCGCAATAACCATTTTTAGATATCTTTTACTTGCAATACCTTGTCCAGATACTCAATAAGCTCATCAGCTTCCTTTTCGGTTCCAAACGTAAAATAACGTTCTTTCCCGGAAATCTTAATGTAGATATACCACATTTTCGTATTGAAGTTTTTACCTTCTTTACGATATTCGCTGATCGACGTGATCCGGAATCGGAAATTGTTAATCTTAATAAACATAATTTTCAAATTTTTACAGGGGGCTATCCCCAGATTATATAATTGAGTTTGTCTACAACTTTATCCCACAACGGGAAAAACCACCACAAAAACTCCTTTAAAAGTAGCAGTACAGACAAACCCAGTACACACCACCAGATAGGAAGATATTTGCTCTTTAGTTTTCTTTTGAAAACTCTGAAATAAATAATGCGATCCAGTAGGATTTCAAACTTACTCATAACTCATTGGATTTTAGTTTACGGAACAAATGTAAACAATCCAAATAGAATTACCAAATAAAAACAGGGTAAAAATTAAAAATTCTTACCCTGTCGGCCTAAAAAGATCATAGAAGAAGTTGTGTTTATTTATTTCTTCTGCCCCGTAACGTCCGGATGAATCTTACCGAACAGCAACAGAACAGCAAGTAAGGTACAAACCAGACCAATCACACCCGGCACAATGTCTCCACTGAAAAGGCATTCGCAAGCGGGGTAAAGGTTAAACCCAAAGAAGATCATACAGATCACAAAAAGAATCGCGTTCCACATAATTGTCAATTTTCGTTATTATTCAATTTATTTTGTTCCCCGATCAAGAGCGTTAAATGATAACGTTCATCGGCTAACAATTTTCCAATAAGTTGCGTACAGATTTCTCCAGTAGGGGTCTTGATGATTTCAAGTTTCTTGATCAGTTGTTCGTAACTGTAAATAGCTGCCATCTCGCTAACGATAGCCTCATGCAAAGCAGTAGCAGCGTCTTTTCCATATACGACTTTGCTATTATTCCAATTGCGATCAACTTTTCCGCCCAGCGTAACAATCAGATCACCGAGGTGGTCCATATGTTTCATTTCAGTAATACCGATTCCCATTAAAGTCTGAGCCACAGTAGGGAACATTTGGGCCTGTGTCATATACTGGTTGATAGCTGTACGCTCGCTATCTTTACCAAGACCGATATAAGCCTCTGTAAAGAGATCAGGACTTACACCGTCGTCAGATTTACAGTTATCCGTATTTGGATACACAACACTTTGATCGGTGTACCGCATGTTCTCCACCAGTTGGTCAACCAATTCGTCTACTGCGTTATCAGTTGCAGCACGTCGTAACAGTTTCTCCATCATCAATCCCTAAAATCTTTATTCGGTAATATACTCAATTTTTCTTGGACTTACCTTGTTCCTCACTATAATTCTGAACAAGAGTCTGCCATTTGCGATCCCATTTCTCCCAGAATTCCAGACCTTCCGGGCTATTCTGCCAGTCAAATGCAATCCCCATATATAATCTCCAATAAACACTAATTAGGTAGGTGTTGAAGAATCCTTTGGTCTGATCGTTAATCTTCCCAAAAGCGTTGATCATAAACTTATTGTAAAGATTATTGCAACGTAGGAACCGTTCAAAAGGCTGCATATTCCAATGTAATTCTCGGTATGCTTTAAACCGAGTATGCACCTCGTCCCAATATTCATATCCTTCTGGGGTATCAGACCATGTGAATCGCTGGAATTCAGTTAAAAATCCATCCGGCTGTTCTGGGAACGGGTACTCTTTTATTCTTTTCTGCACTACCCCCCACAATTTATTGACACGCAAAAAGACTTCGTCTATTCCAATGACACATCCGTTACGATCCATATCTACTGATATTTTAGCTTTAAATTAGTTTTGTTATACGTTTGTGGTTGCTGCTTGATGAGTCGCTGTTTCTCCGCATTAAGGACGAAAAACTCCATGTTCTCTTTTAGAGTTACTTCTTGACCGTTAGGTGCCAACCAAACTAATTTTCCGTACTTTTTCATACTTGCTCAAAATGGTTAAAAGACTCCAGAACCGCCCCAGAGTCTTTAAACAGGTTTCTCTAAGTGTATGGAATAGTAAAAACCTCGTATTTAACAAGCGGGAATCCCGCCATGAAAATCATCGTCATTACATCCTAAAATTCTTTTGATCGCTTTCCATACATCGTGTAATTTCTTCCAAAAATTCGTATAGACAGAAACGTACACAAAGAATGCGAATGTAAGAATGTAATAGATTATTTCCAAATAGTCCATCGTATTTTAATTTACAACCGGGTCTTCTACTTCCACTTCAACAATGGCTTCTCCACCGTTCAGGGAAAGTTCCATGAGCTCTGCTACTTTTCTACTGAATAGGGAAGGAACGGCCAGCAAGCACCACACCCCGATCTGGATCGCAGAAAGAAGGGTCATCAATAGCCGTGCAAATCCGTAGCTAAACACAGCAGCAATTCGTCTTTTCATAATTTTCAAAGTATTTTAGAGTGCAACAAACACAACATCCTTCCCGTCGGCTCTCTCCGTGGCTTTGCACCGCATTTGTTCACAAGATTTCTTATTTCGTAGGTTACAGTCTGTACAGGCATAGAAATAACGTCTGTCCGCATGGCATACCTTAAACAGCCCACGACCAATAGAGAACACGTCTCCCACAGAGTATTCCCTCTTCCGTATTACGCGACCAGTTAGAATTCCCATCCCTTGTATCGTTTACATTCTTTGGTGTCCGCAGATCGTCTTATAATCCGGTTACGCATCTTCTTCAGCCAGCGTCGGTAACGCATGTCATTCTTCGTCCCCTGACGGCTTGTTACCATCCACCGTTCTATTTTTTTCTGCATGTAATCCCATCTTTTCGTTCTTTATATCGTAAATATCTGTAAATCCTGTTCAAACGTATCTTATTTAGGAATACTCCAAAGAACAGCATCCAAATAATTATACCTATTACCCAGCGGTCAAATACGTCTATAGCCAGATTTATTACAATCCATGCCATTACCGGAACGGCTACTATACTCAGAATGAGGGCCTCTATTAACGACCCTTCCAGATAGTTTTTGAGTTTGCTCATATTCGTATGGTTTTACAGTACAAATGTAAGCAAACTCTTTTAAACGGCCAAATCTTAGGGATAGTCTATTGTATTGTTTGGCAACCCGTTCTTTTTGTTGATCTTACCACACCTGTATTCGTACCAAATAATCCAATGGAACAAAATTCCAACCAAAATTCCCCAAATTACAAACGCTCCCATCTCTCTCAATTTTTAAATTTCCATGTAGTCGTCAAGACCTTTCTTCCTTGCCAAATGTTTCATCACATTGTAGTGAATAGGTAGCGCAATCCAAACGGCACATAATACACCTACCAAAATTTTTCCAGCAATGTCCATAATCTTAACATTTTTTAATGTACACGGCACCACAATACATCACGCCTGCCAGCGGATCAGCATCCAGAATATTTCCCCGAATGTTATTCCTTACCGGACCACGCCATCCCGCTGCCTTGTGGATATTACCGTTCTCCATATCTACAAAGCAATGTACAGAAACTTGTCCATTAAATTTGTAGGTGATCCGGGCGTACCGTTTCAGGATTTCGTATCCATAGGTACGTGGAAATTGATCCTCTGGAGTTGCATACTTATCTGAAAGTTTCTTTACAAACTCCTGTATTTGCTGTTCTGTTATCATAGTACGTCTCCTGCTAATTTGTAAAACATTACCCCACCGAACGCCCATACGATCGCTCCATAGGCTGCCACACTCCAGTCAAACACTCCCACAGCCTCGTACAACAACCCGCCGATGATGAATGCTTGGAACGCTCCTACTCCTGCTGCAATTATTTTACCTTTCATGACCGTAACGTTTTTAGTATTTATTGATCTGCTCCATGAAACACATAATGTAATCTTCCCACTCCTCGTCGTCTACCATGTCCAGCCCTTTAGAACCGAGGTACTCGTTGTAAGCCTCGCTCACACCAAGAGCACTCTCTACTTCCTGCATTACGTCCTCTGGACTGATTTCGTCCCACAGGTCTTCTTCCTCAAAGTAGAGGCAAAGTTGCTCGGCAATGTGGTCAGCAATAGGGAACGGAATGTACGCTGAACTGCTTTCCTCAACGGCCTTATTGATCCAAGACGCTAACTGCTTTTTATTGAACTTTTTCATGGCTCTTACGATTTACAATTCTACAACATATTCTCCTTCGGGCAACACTTCCAGACTGGCAACCACACAGTCCAAAATGTCGTCTATATCGTCATCTTCCCCCTCGTCAAATTCAAACACGTTGGAAGCAACCTGCGTCATGATTTTACGCAGCATAGGAACATCGTTAAGAGCTTCGTAGGCCCGTTGTGCATACTGTACGGAAACTTCTACTTTCATGATTCTTGATTTTAGTTACTGTTTGTTTACCTTTCCAATACAAAGGTGCGTAAATAAAACCAGACTACCAAATTTTTCGTCAAAAATTTTCCAGAAATTTTAATATTCTGTACTTGTCCAATATTTCTTTAACCTGCTATATTCCTTCAAATCTTTATTATAGAGGTCATTCTGCTCTTCATAATACCTCTTCAAAGAATCTGTATCAGGATAATTTTCTTTCCAAAAGGCAAGCGAATTACTTTTCTCTTTAAAAACTGGATTCCACCATTCATTAGGAGGGGAAATAGACCAGTAATGAGTCATTCCAGAAATATAATGGTGTAACCTCTTCCATCTATTACGTCTCCAAAATTGCCACCATTTACGAGTATAATCCTCTGGATGGATTCGGTACTCCAATACCTTTTCCCCTCTATGGTAATGAACAAATCTATACTCTATTCTTCTATTTATCTGCTCCATAACCATGCAACCAAACCGATCAAACAAGGTAGTACAATAATAGCGAATAGAGGGACACCAATCCAGCAGATAGCCAGTACGATCATGTACTGCAACCACGTCAAACCGCCCATCAGGGCAAACGCCAACCCACAGAGGGTTCCAATAACAGCGACAGTCTTCGTAAGAAATTTCATCATAATTTCACCCTCCTTTTTATTAGTCTTTATTCCATTGCCAAACGCAGTTCGTAATAATCGTAGAAAACACGATCCACAAACAGATAAAATTCACAACATGGGTAAGCACCATATCCGGCCTAATATTCACCAGAATGCTCATAATTGTGTAGGTAGGGAACAACCCAAATACCATTCCAATAACACTATATTTAGTCTCCTGTTTCATAATTCTCTTCTTTTTAGATATATGGGTTCTCTCTAACCACTTTAGTCAACTTGCCATCCGGCCCCACTTTAATCTCCTTACATGGGTCATCCGAATATTTGGAGTGTGCTTCCGGACGGTCCATAAAATATTTCATACACTCCATGAGTGTTGGCATTGCATCCAATGCAGCCCGGTGATCTCCCAATAGAACGTAGAACTCATTCCCTCCAGTCCGTGTCTCTACGACTATTGCAGTAGTTGCGTCTCCATAGGTGTCCCAGTCTCTGGTATTATAACTCAAGTAATACCCGTCCTTCTGGCTTATTGTGTTTGGAGCAAATACCCGTCCTACTGGAGTTTCTATTGCTGGCTGCGTCTTAAAGTTCGTCTTCATAATCCTAATCTTTTAGTAGATGTCCACGCTTACACGGTTGTAATCTCCATACTTCTCTTTGAAGAGGTTAATGTACGCAGCACCGCCATTGTCCGTGTGTTCTCCCGTATAGTGACGGAAACGGTAATCATTTACCACCTCTTTAAAGTACTCTCGTACCCCATCACCCAGAGCACGACATTCTTCCTGAGAACCGTTCTTTTCGCTTATGTGAATCACATAGTCGGTTCCCTGCCATCCATAATTCCTCGTACGGATGCTGAATTTAATGTCCGGGAACACACGCTTCATAATTGCCCGGATAGTCTTCTTAAAGTCCGTAGTCTCTTCCAACCATCCGAATTTCTCTTGCAGGAGGGCACGACTTTCTTCCAAACGTTTTACCCGTTCCTCTTCCTCTTTACGTTTCCACTCTTCGCGGATTTCCTTCTCTTCTGCCAGTTCCTGAGCGAACATATTTGCATAACCGGGCCAGAAGTAGAGGTAACGGACGTAATCGTATCCCTCTCTGTTTGCGAACAAGTAACGCCCTTTGTCCGTAATGACCAACGTCAACTCACCGAACCACGTGTCACGCCAACGCTCATCATAAGGATTCGCTCCCTCGGGCACATCGTCAGAACGGTCTCCTCCTTCATGTTGCACCGAAAAATCCCCCGTCATAATTTCTTCGTCCTTTTTGTGTTCTATGCCTGCAATAATTCCGAGGCACTGATAGCACTTTTCCGACAGGTAGTAAATCTCAGCACCAAGACGACCCGTATCGTTTTTCATGTGTGACCCATACACCCACACGAAATCTCCCACCTTTAAATCCGTTACTTTCTTTTTTGCGTTTGCCGTTGCAAGGCTCTTATATTCTTCTACTTTAAACATCGTCGTACTGTTTTTAAATTGCCATAATTTTATTCTGTACCATGTAGGAGTTGATCTTGTGGATCAGGTCTGGGTCAGTGTGCATCTTCTGGAGTGCATCAAACCGAACATCTCCCAAATCTTGCAGCACCACCTCTCTAAACCCAAAGTCTACATCTGCATGCCCAATCTGGAGAGTAATGGTTTTCCATCCCATGCTAACCACCGGGAAAGAGTAACCATTGTAGCAGCTAAACGAACTCTTCTTGTTTACTTTTACGATTGCTCTCATGGCTTTTAATTTTAGTTTGTTATTCATTTCCACTACAAAGGTGGGTATTTAAAATTAGAATACCAAATTTTTCAATAAAAATTTTCCACTTTTCAGAAAAATGCGCCATTTAGAACATTAGTTGGATATATCTCCCCGGGAAATTTCTTACCTTTCTATAAAAAATAGGTGAAATCGAACAATTCTACTCAGATTTCACCTATCCACACGACCAACATTCGGTATTCTATACCTTATAAATTCGCGATATCTTCTTTATATTGCGTTTTAGCCTCCACCGTATGTACCAACCTCCGAATATAGCAGCCAAAATCGGGTTCATCCCTATCGTCTTATATAACGATTTATTATCTTTGTCTGCTCCCGTTGTTTCACTTTGTAACTTTTGACTTCTCATATTCTTACAGTTTGTTACAAACAACTACTCCTTCGGTTTCACATTGTATTTTTTCTTGACCGGAGCAGTAGGCATTCCGTTAATACCCTCTGCACTCTTCTCCCTTTTTAGCTGCATTAACCAATCAAGCACGTTACGACGCTTCTCCTCAATAAACGGTTCCTCATCGTGTCCTACCTCTACTGCTTCCGTAATAGGGATCATATCCTCTACGAATTCTTTGGATTTAGCACGTAGTTCACCCCAGTCGTAAGTCTTTAACAATACGGACGGTAACTGGATTTCTTCGGTTCCAATAACGTTCTTATTAAATCCGTTGTAATCCTTATACCAACTGTGAGCCAACTGTCCGATCAGTACAGACGGGTCCAGACCTGCCTTTGCAGCCGTTAAGCCTATCACAAGAGCATTTATACTCAGGCCTCGCATAGTGTGCATCACATTCTCCATGCCATGTAGAGAAGCCTTTATATCAATTGTGCCCTCAACCGTGAGACGCAACTGCTCTCCCTTAACCTCTTTACGCGCCTGCTCCAATATCTTCATTATCATATTGGCAGACCCGTCCTGATGGAATTTGTGATATTTAAGATGGTAGTCCGTTAGGAGAGTATTTAGGACCTCTAATCTTCCGGTTTCGGTAGCTACCTTGAAGTCCTTATTACGGAGAATATACTCCGCTTTTCGGGTGTCAATTACATCCTTGTATTTGAGGTAGATAGAACGCAGTTCTTCCCATCCCGGCTCATAATTAAACTGAGCCTCAAACATCTTCCTGACGTCCTCTATTGTATGGTGCCTGCCAAACCATTCCAGTACGACATCCACCTTGTTCAATAGAGGGCTTTGAGCTCCCCTGTGTATCCCTAACGCCTTATTGACCTTGTTCTTCATCGGACCAAGTATCTGATAAGGCATCATAACATACTTATAACGTAGCTCCTGGGCTCGGTTTGCGTCCTTTGCACTCCCACCCCGTTTCATTATCCATGTCTTAATACTAACCAATTTCAAGTCAGCCACCATTTCCTCCCCACCCCTACCAATAAACTTCATATAGCGGTACGGGTTACAGTCTGCTAAGTGTCTGTGCCACTTGTAATTCAGCCATTCATCCCGCACCTCTGGAGAGGCTGCTAAAATGTAGTCCGGAGCGTCTCTAAGTATCTCATTTTTAATCCTAAGTACCTCTGCCTCAGTATATTTCGGTCGACACTCTTCTATCGGTGCCACCTCACGTTCCTTTTTTGCCATCCTATTCTTCTAAATTTCCTTTAAAGATACATAAAATGCTCTCTATTGATTATAGGTTTTCCTTATAGTTCTCCAAGGGTCTTATAAACTTTCCTTATGACTTTTCCAACCACACCCTCTCAATCCTCACAAACCCATCCTCATTAGATTCTTTATACTGCGTACAAACTTCTTCATAACTTATGAATCCTTTCCATACCCGTATCCTCAACCGTCTCTTTACTGCTTATCCTTCCCTACAACATTTCTTCCTGACTATAACTTTTCCTTATATTCAATCCTCTCCAAACACTTCTTCCCACCGCAATTCACCGTCTACATCAAATAGCATCTGCAACATAAATAATGCACCAGCCTTAAATCCGTCAATAGACGCTTTTACGTCTATTTCATTATAATAACTAACAGACCCGTCATACGGTATCCGGAATCCATGACTTTCTGCGTGGGTTGCTGCTGTTTCCCTTACACGTTTCTTTTCTTCCTCAGTAAACTCTTTCATATTCTATTATTTCTTAATCCACAACCGGAATGACTCTGTACCAGATTTTAATTCCTCAGCAAGTACAAATACTTCTCCACAATATTTCTTACTCCCGAATGAAGTCAAGTAACAATAACGATCATTGTCACCGCTTATCTTCCCTTCCTTAACCACTTCTTGCACTAAATGCAAAGCATCAGCGTCTTCAATGTTGTCTGGGTAATTTATTATTATCCTTTTCATTCTTCCTCATTTCATTCAAAAACTCTGTAAGACTTTCCTCGGTTTCATTTGCGAGGGCTGCATCCAATACGGCTTCCAATTTAGATAGGTCTATCCCAGTTTCTTCTTTCATATATCATCCCCTCCGTCTCCGCCTTCACAAAATATGTTTAATATCTCAACTTCATCTCCATGCCAGCAATCATTGATCCGTATGCTTAAATTTCCATTTCCAAATAGACGCAGCCTTCCCGGATTCATTTTCTCAAGCCGTTTCAATGCACGGTAATAACGTTCTTCGGCTTCGGTCAATACAAACGTTTCTCCTCGGTTATTAGTAACTTCTCTCGTTTTCATATCTTTCCGTTTCTATCGGAGTATTCCTTACCCACCAATGCTTCTAATTTCTCAAGATTTTGATAGGCTTTATCCATATCTTCTTTCTGGTACTCATTTAATGGATCATTACACAACAATCCATAAAGAACATTACTAACCAGCATCAAACCACGCTGTCGGTCAATATATTTCTGTTCGCTGGTAGCTGTACCATCCAGAGGCGATCCTAATTGGTTACACACCCGTTCAAGCCGACATAAAATTTTCCTTTCTTCCTGTGTAATCCTCATTGTATCTTCTCCTTTCTTCCTATGGGTTCTCCCCGTACAATATTCCTCTCAAGAGCAATAGCTGCCAGTTCTTCACCCATCTGTGACCCATGCTCGTGCTCAATCACCTCTTCCAGATTTCGCATATCAAACCATTCTCCACAGGTTTCACACCTCATGTAATGATCTCGTTCCTGGATACTTAATTTCTTGTACTCACTTTCCTTCATCTTACCACAAATCCTCACTCGTTAATACTCCACCAATCAACGGCTTATTCAATTGCCCGGTATGCTGCACCAATTCCAAAGCCTCTGCTCTATTTAAGAACCTGTTCTTTGTAGTTAGAAAACCCTGCACCCCGTGCATCTTATTCAACTCCTTAAAAGTTATCTTCCCCTTTTCCTGCTTTATTGCTTGGTAGGTGCTGAAACAATTCGGGTGTCGCCATCCACAAACCACATATCCGCTCTCAATTAAATCCTATAATCATATCATTAAATTCCAACCATACATTGTTCACCATTCCACATAACACACCGTAATCCTCCCTCCACAGATCTTTTATCCTGTTCTTTACACACTTCAAATAAAGGACATTGTGGAGTTAATGGTGGATTGCTATTCTTATACTCCTTATTAGCATCAAATCCACACCATGTACAAATTCCAGATGCAACGTTAAGAGCATAATTCTCCATATCACACTTAGGGCACCTTTCCAAATAATAGTTCCCTGATGGTCCTTTCCAAACTCCTCTCGGCAAACTTTCCATAAGTTTTTCTTATACTTTTAATTTTCCTATAATCAAAACTTATACCAAAGCTTCAAACTCTTTTATATACAACTGCTGCAACTCCAGACACAAATCTTTATAAAGTTTGTTCAGGTTACTATCATACATAATAACCAGTTTCCAATCCTCAACGTCAAAGTCTTCAATGTAACATACTTTCGTTCGTTTACGATTTCCAAACAAATCATCCTCGGTCAAGACTCGCATCCATATTTCTTGATCATTCTTTGGAAAAGAAATTTGTAAAACGATTTTCCCTACCTCTTTACGGTATACTGTATTCCCTTTCTCAATAACTTTTTTATACCCACGCTTCTCCAATAGGGATTGGAGGGTTTTAACTGTATCTACCATTTATTTAGATTTTAATTGTTTGCGTTGTTTCTTTGTAAGATTAGGAGCTCCAAACTCTTTCTTCTTACGACTCTTACGTCTTTCTTGTGGGTGTTTTGTTTCCCGACCTGTACACGTATTTCCAGAAGGAACATGGTTTATCCCAAAAATATCGTCAGTTCCATTATTCGCAGCGAGTGCCATCATGTGCAGCAATGCGATATTAGCAAATTTTCTATTTACCATATTATGAACGCATGTATACAGGCAGGAAGTAATCTTCCGGCTGTACTCTTCTATTTTGTATTTTCTTGATATTTTTCATGATCCCCGCAATCCCCATAAAGATTTCTGGTTGGTGCGGATCGGAAACTGCTGCACCTCTACGAACGTTACTCTTACCGAATCTGCTGCTGACTTGTTCTTTTTGGTTTTCCATGGTTTTTAGTTTTTAGGTTATATTTATAATTTAGCCCACTCTTCAAAGGCTTTACAATACTCAATCCTGATAAATAACATATCTCCAGAACCATTTTCCCACCAATCGCTACAATGAGAAATAACTCGACCAATACCTTTTTCGGGACACAGTTTTTTATAAATAGAACGAAACATTGTAGCGACAACATGTCCTTTAAAATGACCCGCCTTTTGTGCATCATTTACACAATAACCATACATTCCATAAGGAGAATAAGAACCATCTTCATTCAAAAATTCTTGATCTCCATCACCCCAAAAACCACGATTTATTGTGTCTTTCAATAATTGTTGTTCGTCTTTAGTAAGAACCGAAACAATTTTTTCAACTTCTTTAACCTGATTTTTCATAGCCTTAGATTTTAAATAGTTACCTTTCCACTACAAAAGTGTAAATAAAAATTAAGACCACCAAATATTTCCTCAAAATTTTTCCATAAAAAACCCGTCAATTCTTTAAGTCATTGACGGGTAATTCTTTATATTACTCTTCTACCTCAATAAATTCTAATTCAATTATATCAGTAGCGGGATTTTTACTTACTGCATCCACTTGCCTATTCTTTATTTTACGTGTTTTCCACAGAAAACCAAGAAATCTCTTATATTTAACAGTAGAGGTAATTAACAACGCTTCTCTATTTATATGCTTTCCGGTAAAATCTCCAGTAGAATCCGCACACCCATGTAATTCAAACCACTGGTCAACTATATCTATACATCTTAAAACGACTGTATCTACACGGTCTTCCCCCGGTACAGGAACATACACGGTACTATCTTTAAACTTTCCTTTTAACTCATTAATCGTTTCAAGTTGTGCAGTTGTAACCGATTGTAAATCTCGATTCTTTACCTGTAAAGTCTTAATCAAAGCAGCATCCTCAGCACGGTACTTCTCAAACTCTGATACTTTTAGTTGTAAGACCCCAACCTTAACAGCATTAAGGCTATCTTCTGTTTTGTAATGTTCTATCTCTGAAAGTAGAGATTCGGTGTTATGCTGGTATTTATCCCGTTCGGTCTTTAACTTTTTTATACTGGAAGATTGTATGGTTATCAATCCCAATAAAATTAATACAACTCCACCGATAATCAAATATTTTTTCATGGTTGTTTTATCTCAATATGTATTGCATTCTCTGCCTTGGAATAGACAGCTCTATTGCTTCCGTAATCGCTCGTAAACGGGGTCAGAACTTTAACCACATTCGGCTCCTTTAAGAGTTCTTTTACAAAATCCCGTGGATTTGGCAGATTGGCAGTCTGTTTTGATATGTCTACGACATTCACTTTTTTGTACTGTTCCTCAGTTACGGTATGTTTTGATACCAGTTTATTTTGACGGGCCAGTTCTTCAATCTTCTTCGCCATTATAGCGATCGTTTCCGTTTTACCGAACTTCTTCTTTACACAATCGTCATATAAACGAGTTACAATCTGTCCGGGTTCCAGATAGCTGATACGTATACCGTTGGAAAGATTGTCGTACATAACACGCGCCTGTCTCTCTGCTGGACGGTGTCCAGAAGTTATAACACCATTTGGATTCTTGCTGGCATCCAAAGCCTTATTTAATACTCCAAGAGTATATTTAGAAATCTTATTCCGATCTTCTTGGGACATGCTCGCCCCCCATTTAATCTGAGCCATAACTATCTAATTTTTATTAACATAAAAAGTCCTATCCGGAGGACCCATCTTTACTAATTTACAAAATAAATCGGTAATAGATACCCCGGATAGGATATTAGTAGTTATGTGTAAAGAGTTAGAATCCGCCGAATTGGTTCTGCTGTGCTTTTGTTTCTGGGTTCTTAATTGTAGAGATAGCACACTCTGTCGTCAAGAACATGCTGGCAGCACTTACCGCATATTCCAAAGCTACTCGGGAAACTTTAGCAGGGTCAATAATACCCATTTCTTTCATATCTCCCCAGCAATTTTCCAGAGCATTGTAACCCTGATATCCGTTCAGTTCTTTGATACGCTCTACAATCCTACCACCGTTTTCCCCGGCATTCTCTGCGATCAAATACGCAGGCTTCTGGACGGCTTCCATAACCATCTTATACCCGATAGAAATTTCATCCGTTCCAAGGGATTCCAGTTCATTTACAGCCTTAATATAAACAACACCACCACCGGGAACAATACCCTCTTCCAAGGCTGCACGAGTAGCAGCAAGGGCATCCTCCACCCGGTCTTTTTTCTCCTTCATTTCTACCTCGGTAGCTGCACCCACATACAGGACAGCGATTCCCCCGGTAATCTTTGCGAGACGTTCGTTATACTTATCCTGATCGTATTCTGATTCAGCGTTTGCCAGTTGTCCACGAATCTGTTCCACACGAGCGTCTATTGCCTCTTTTTCTCCCTTTCCACGGATAATGGTAGTGCGGTCTTTGGTAATCACCACTTTCTCCGCAGAACCCAGCATAGCAGGGGTAAAATACCGCATTTCTGGATTTACGTCGTGAGCAAAGTATTCTCCTCCAGTCATTACAGCAATATCCCCAAGAGTATCCTTCTGTTTCTCGCCATACTCTGGAGCCTTAACTGCTACAACCTTTAAAGAACCTTTCATCTTATTTACGATCAACGCATTAAGAACGTCTTGGTCGAACCCAGAAGCCATAATCACCAAATTCTGACCGTTCTGTGCCACATGCTCCAAAATAGGAAGAATATCCTGAATGGAATTAATACTATTATCCGTAATCAACAGCCGGGCGTCTTCCATAATAACTTCCATCCTATCCGTATTGTTTACGAAATAGTTGGAAAGGTACCCGCGATTGAACTGCATACCGTCTACGACATCTACATAGGTATCAAACCCCTTTGATTCCTCAACGGTTACAATACCGTCCTTCTTAACGGTCTTCATCGCGCTGGCAATCATTTTACCGATTTCCTCGTCATTGTTAGCAGAAATAACCGCAATCCGTTCTACAACGTTCATATCATTGTCAACGTCCTCTGCAATCTTCTGTATTTCCTTAACGATATCGCGAGTGGCTTTCTCCATACCTTTCTTCAGGAGCATAGGATTAATCCCTGCTGCAACAAGTTTCACGCCTTTGGAAATAAGTTCCTGAGCAATCACAGTAGAGGTCGTCGTACCATCCCCGGCATTCTCGGCCGTTTTAGCTGCTGCCTCTTTAATCAGCATGGCACCCATATTTTCCACAGGGTCTTCCAGGATAATAGACCGAGCAACCGTTACACCGTCCTTCGTTACGTGGGGATACATATATTCCCCCTGCTCAATAATTACATTCCGACCCTTTGCTCCAAGGGTGACACCAACGGCATCACCGATAGCGTCTACACCCTGTTTGAGTTTTTTACGTGCTTCTTCTTTGTATTCAATTTTTACTGACATATTTTCTTATTTTACTTCAACAATATCTTCTTCTTTAACCACGAAATATTCCTGGCCCTCGGTACGGTAAATCTTACTATTTGCCGGAATGACTGCTTTCATGCCAACCACGATAGAAACAGGGTTGTCAACGTCCTTTCCGACACGTACAATCTCGGCAGATACAAAATCACTCGCTTTTTCGGGTATGGTAATTCCCCCGGCTGTCGTACTAACTTCCTTTTCCTGCTTTTTGCAGATCACAAATTTGTTCAATGTTTCCATCTTTACTCTTCGTTTTTATACTTGTTACACAATTCTTTGAGGTCATCTTGGAACCGCTGCATTTCTCCTCGGCTCAGATTTCCCACCACTTGAAATCCAAAAGAACTATTCCCATTTGAAAAGTTACAATTGAGCTCCAAAGAAAATTCTGTTTGAGCTTCCTTTTTTCTCAAGAAATCCTCAATTTCTTTTTGAGTTGCATTGTACATATTCTGTGCCAAAGGTGAATTTCCATGAATAAATTTACCCTCACGCATTTCATCGGCTGGAATATTGCTCTCGTCAACCAACATTTCAAAAGAATCTGTTCCGGCTGCTACCAACCTATGAATATGGAAAATATATTTCTTTCCTTCAACAACAGATTCCATCCAAGAATCCGCACGTAAATTAATTACATCCTTCTGCATAATTCCGTCTACATAGAAGTCTTCTCTAATTTTTACACATTTCATTTTCTCTTATTTTTAAGTTAAACTCATTAAAGCTCACATTTTCCACCAGAACACGCCGTACCAATCTGTTCCCCGGCTTCTTGAAAAGCATCCTTCCACCCTACCGAATTCCAATCAATAGGCTTCATTTTGCTGATTTTATGCCACTTATGGAAAGTATTTACATGTTTCAAACAACGGGCTGTCTTTTCCTTATCTCCACCAAAATAATTATCAGCGAATTTATGGAACCTGCGGACCCAGTCCACACGCAAATCAACCTTTCCTTTTAGATGCTGCATAATCGCATTCACGTCACTAATACCTACTCCATCTACCATAACCAAGAACCGTCCGTCCTTAATATTATTCTGGATAAAATTAGCAACGTCTTGATCACGGAACTCTAACAGGTTATCCGCATTACCAATAGCAGCAGAACAAGCCTGCCAAATGTCATTGAAGATATTAAGGCCATCCACAATCAACCCACTACTCAAGATAGCTCCAGGGCCGTATGTTGCAACCAATTCTTCCTCATTTAAGAAACTGGTGTACGGTGCCTGCGGATAATCCAAATCTCCTGACTCTGGTAGGAAACTAACACCACAGAAATATTTCCGGTTCTCCCATAAATACTCCTTAACCATCTCCCATTCCCCCTCGCGGACAGTTATCGTATTGCTAACATTCATCCGCAAATTCGGGTTCCTTTTGTGCGAAGGATGATCAAAGTTTGTACCGTACTCAATCCAATTCTGCTGGGTCAACTTAACCAAATCCAACATCTCTCTGGTGGTAAGATCAGCACGAACAAGGCTTTTATCCTCAATCGTAACCGGATATGAAATAACATACTCCCGATCTCTATTATAGACCGAACGCTCTGCCATTTCTGGATTCACCTTTAAAATCTCATTAACCGCCTGCTCGGTATCTGCTGCCTGAATATTCCGAATGTACCGACGGAAATGATATGCACCGATTCCGCTGCTTCCACCCAGCAATTGAGAACTATTCCCATCGGGCTTTACACAGGTGGTTCGGGCTGCTGGATTAATTCCTAAAAGAGCTGCAACCTGTTTGTTCGTCTCTACAACTATTTTAGCTGCTTCCCGTTGGTACTCTGGATTGAAGATAATGTCTGGATTAGAACACATGCCACTCAATCCAACCCCGATCAAAGCATCACGCTCTACAATTTTTTGTGTAGCAGGTGAAAGAACCTTGTCAAAGTTCGTATAACATGCCTGGATAGTTCCAAGAATAGCAGCAGCACGGACGAGCCGATAAAAATCCTCCACAGTATTGATGCGACTCCCATTAACACTAACAAGGTTACAAAAACTCCATCCATATTCTATGGTTCCATCCTCATTTTCAAATTGTGGGAACATGCCAACCTCAAAACAAGGATTGTAAGAAAAATTCTTATCCTTTAAGAATGCAATTCCCGGTTCTCCAAACTGCTGAGCACATTGTACAGCATAATCATATTGCTCTTTAGGTGTATTCGGCAGAATAACGACAGAATTATTACTTCGGCATAGCTCAGGATGAGTTTCAAACCAATCTCCCAATTTACACTCCAACATTTCTTTATCGTCTGCATCAAACAGACAAATCATTGCCGAACGACGTATACCCCCACAAATCACACTATCTGCCAGAATGCACATAATATAATGGAGCTCAAAAGAAGTCAGGCGTCTCTTTACCTTAACAGCATCCAACACCTTGCGAATCTTTTCCATTGCAATGTGCAAGGGTTCGGGGCCGGGAGCCTTAAATCCCCCGCTTATGAACGCTCCTTTAGGCCGTATCTTACTTAGGTCAAATTTAATCTGAGCCGTTCCATAATAATAGGAACTGATCAACTTATGTGCAGCCTCGGCCCATCCCTCTATACAGTCTTCCGGGGTAAATACTTCTGTGTGGGTACAATCCACCCCCTGAATTTTTGGCAACTGGTTAATATGGTGCTTCTGTACAGAATAACCAATTCCAGCACCAGAAAGAAGCAGATACATCGCTTCTTTAAAGAAATCCACTCGATTCAAATAAGACGATGCACAATTATACATCCGTGTATTATGGTGCATTAGTTGCTCACCACCATACTGAAGAGCCCGTTGCGCTCCCAATATCTCTTTATCCTTATAGGCTGCATAAGCCTCTTGGAACAAAGGGGTAAACTCTTTGGGGAGCTTCCTGGTACTTCTTAAGACATTTAGGTGTGTAGCCATAACCCGGTCCACTGCCTCATCCCACGTCTCTTTCCGGCCGTTAATTGTACGGGCGTACTTGCTAACGAAAATATATTCCGATATATCCTTCCGTTTATCTACAACTTCCATTTATTTCTTCGGTAAAATTAAACAAACAGGAACCATAGAAGTTCCACTAACAACCAACGCAATATGATCTTTCGGATGATCTGGTTGCTTTTTCCGCATGGTAGTAATAATCCCTTCAAACTCAGCCGGGTCTATATATACCACATAGGGCTGAGGCATGTGTACCCCTTTTTTACGGCCAGAAATTTCGTCATTCGCCTCGGCAGTAGTGATCCGAACTTTCTCATTTTGGATATGTTCTTTCAATACTTTGTAAGAGGGCAAATGGTTCACCAGAGACGGAATCTTACTGGCATTAATCAAAGTCTGATGGATTTCTTGTTTTCCACCGACAATCTTACCACGCTGGACAACAGCGTATAAAGTTTCTTTTCTCATCTAATTAATTTTAAAATGAATGACAATACACTAATTCTTTCTTCGCACGGGTAATCGCTACAAATTCTAAACAACGTTCATTATACTGCTCCAGTTCGGTCAACGCATACGGGGAAGGGATAAGTTCTGGGTCCAAAAAGAACACCCTGTCCGCTTCCAATCCTTTTGCCTTATGAATAGTGGAGAGTTTTATACCCCCGTTGTTACTGTTAAAGGCGTTACGAATAGTCCGTAAAACTTTATCCAGTGATCCAAATATTCCATACAAGAATTTAATAATGTTGTACAATTCCATGTACTGAACATATGCTGGATGAAATTCTGGACGAGTTACCCCACGCTCACGAAGTTTTTCTAATTTTTCATCACGAATTTCGTCTAAATCACTTATGTAGTTAATTTGTTCAACTAACTTACACAAGCCCTCTTCAAAGTCTTTTCCAATTATGTGTGCTTTTTTATTAGCCTGCAACAAATATGTAAATGCAGTAAACAAAGGGAAATTATTCCTACAGAGTATAAAATCCCCCGGTTTTGCATCCATGTAATCTCCATAATAAACTATTCCTTTCGCTGCTCCTGCTGCTGCTTCTATACCATCTTCAAACACCATTAAAGCCTCATTCACAATATTTTCGGCACACCTATATGTCACCGAAAGAGGTAGTGAAACCGTATTTGGAATAGACTTAATTGCGTTAAAAGAATTGAGATTCGAGCCCTGAAAAGAATATATCGTCTGTTTATCATCTCCGACTGCTACAAAACGCCCTCCCTTTTTTAAGAATTTAAATGCTATCTCTTTGTGTAGAGGGTTGAAATCCTGAATTTCGTCCATAAACAGGACGTCGTATTTATTCCAATACTTCTGTTCTACAAAGGTATTCGCAACCCACAACATATCAGTAAAAGAGATAAGAACCTTTTGGAACGGCTTCATTTCTTTGAAACGTCTCGTATTCTCCTTCTTCAACGTGAATACGTCCTTTTCCAACCGTTCACTATATAAATACCCATATTGGTCACAAATCTCCTTAAATCTCTCTGTATCTTCCACAAGATTTAAGAGACAAAGGTTATAAACCTCACAAACCTCAAAAATATAGGCGTTCCGGTTTTTAGGTGGCATATGGCTCAATCGTAGACATTCCTTTGCCACAATAAACTCCTTTAACTCTTTTACCTCAAAATTACAGTTATATTTCGCCCTTATCACACCCATTGCGAGCGAATGTATTGTACCAACCTTAACCGTACTCGGCACCCGGTTCTTCAATTCTTCCGCTATGCTTTTATTGAATGCAGTGAATAAAGGCTTTTTATTTGGTGGTGTAAGGCCCATCAAATGCACTAACAGAGTTGTCTTTCCAGAACCAGCAGTAGCGGATACAAAGATATTATTCCTTGTCTTAATGTACTCATCCGCGATCGCTTGTTTATATTTGTCCAACTTCATATCCTAAATCTCTTTCGTATTCTTCAAAATTTTTGTAAGAGCTCAAAGAATCTGCAATGTGATTCCCAAAGACAATATCATTTTCCAGACTTTTATGGTGCCCTTTCACCCAGTCTATCGTCAATCGCATGTAGGGTCGTTCGCTTATGACCTGTATCAATTCTTTCCACAAATCACTATTCTTGACCCCCATCCACATTCTTCGCTGCCAGCGATAAATCCAACCCTCTTTAATTGCATTTACCACATATTGAGAATCTGAATAAACCTGTACGTCACAGGCGGTGTCTCCTCGTACTGCTTTTAGAGCCAAAAGGAGAGCCATAATCTCCATTCTACTGGTAGTCGTGGGGGAAAACCCCCGACTAATATAGCTCTCTTCTGTGTCCTCTAAAATGTATGCACCACAACCCCCGTGACGAGGAGACTGGGTTCTTGCCGAACCGTCAGTCCATATCTTAATTTTCCTCATTTACATTTCTATACAAAGGTGTAAAGAATTATTGGAATTACCAAGTGCGAACGGTTATTTCTTCCGCTTGTACTGATCCAGTAAGAATCGTACTGCCTCGCTGTCTTCCAGTTCTTTCCCTTTATTAACCGCCTCAGTTACTTTCCTCTTGGAGTTAATGAAATCCAATAGGTGCATGTCTATCGTGTCTTTACAAATGGTGTAATAAACGTTCATGCTCTCTTGCTGGCCCATACGTTC